TTTTTCTCCTCCCAATCGTTGTTTTTCCGCTCCACACCAGCCGCGCCTCCGACTTTACCGCCACGGCGGCAGCGATCTTATCATTGAGCGTTTTGCCGCTCAGGGTGCCGTCCGGGGCAATGTCCAGATAGTCGCCTACCTTCACGCCGCCCAGCTGGGCCGCCGTGGCGGCAGGCAGGATGTACGGCGTACCGAACTTGGCGTCGGCCTGGGCCTTGGTGTAGTAGTCGGAAAGGTCCGCTTTTTGAATACTATTCTTCCACGACTTCGTGTCACTGTCCCACGTCCAAATGGTGTCGGTGGTGCCAACGACCGCCCACCAGCCATTTTCGCCTATGGGAACAGCGGCTTTCAGAGCTTCCGGCGTGGCGTACCACCCCTGTGCACCGATGGTGATGGTGCGGACCTGCTCAAAGTATTCTTTTGTGCCCTGCAAATAAGTAGCAGACTGAGATTCCGAACGCTTTGAATTGGTTTCGCTTGTCTTGGCAGCAGCAGCAGACAAAGCTGCATTTTCGGAGTCTGCTTTTACAATTGCAGAAACGTCTTTTGCGGCATTTTTTGCAGCCTGTTCTGCTTTTGCACGTTCTTCCGCAGCGGAATTTGCCGCCGAAACGGCTTCCTCTTTTGCGTTGATGGCACCTGCAACTGTACTCAGCTCATTTAAAGTGGATGCGTTGATTGGTGTGCCGTCCTTTATGGGTTCGTCGTTTCGGACGAGCGTTACAATTTCAGACAACCCATCCTCACGGACTAACGTCCACCTGCCAGGATATTTTGATATGCGGTCTTCAAAAACCATATTGGTCCTCCCCAGCCATGTATTCGCCAGAAAAAGTAACGTAAGTTTTGGCGATTGATTCTATGTCTGACAAAATGCTTTCAAGTTGGTTCATTGTCTCGAATCCGAGCCTATCCATAGACGTAGGCGTCGGCGCAGTTTTGGCGTCTCCTGAGTTTTTAGAACGAATAGATTCGATATTCGACAGCCACCTAGTGGCATCTGACGTGGTAAGATACCCGTTTATGTCCCAGTCCGTCTTGACATCTACGTCCGCACCGAGAAGTGAAGCAAGCTCGGATATGCCGGTTTCTATTCTCGAAAAATCTCTGTAGTCAAGGGCCCCTTTCATACCGGAAAGCCACTCCGCTTTTTCCTCATCCGTCCAGGTCCCGTTCACGGCTTTACCATAAATGAACTTTAGGCGGTCAACATCGTCTTGGGTTCTGTCTGTAATCCAAATCGCCATAGTCCCTCCTTAAAGCAAAATCTTTTTGTCGTTACCGACTTTAGTCGTAGACGGAAGCGTAAAAGCGGGGCTGAACTTGTTGGAACTCCACGCGTTATACGATTCTGAATAGAAAAACGTCTTGCCTCCATTATTTGTTCCGAGACTGTATGTTCCAACAAGCTGGCCTTGAATGGGATTCCCGGAATAATCTCGCCATGCAGGGGAGCGTGACCATCTGCGGATAAGACGATTGACGGAATCATCATAAGACTGAACAAAAACATTTCGGGTTTGCTTTGGTAGTACAGAACCTTCTTTTTTGAAAAATGGGTTACTGCCATTTACATAAACATCTGCGTTTTTGTCGTCCGGGTCAAACATCTCATAAATAGACGGGAGAAAAACACTGCGAGAAAGCGTTCTGATTTCCGTAGTGCTACCGCCTACCGTGTAATAGAAAGAGGTAAGCCCCATTGCGGACTTGACGGTGTCGCTAAATCTGTTTGCGTAATCTCCCTTCAACAGCCTGTCGATGGAGCTTCCGTCGTATGTATTGACGTGCGTCTGGTTCCACACTGTTTCAGCAAGAGGTTCTTTCCTGATAAGAAGTGTTCTCCCCGGACCATTTAAGCCAGGCTCATACCCATGTTTTGCGACAACAAACTCTACATCCGCACCACTTTCTTGAATGTAAACAGACGATCCTTCCGGCATATCCGACAAAGACGGAGCCTGACTGATAACGGTACACTTTGCAGATACGGAAGACACGAAGGCTGTGACTACGGCATCTCCACTGGAAACAAAAGAAATGTCGCAAACAGAAACGCCGCCTTTGTTGGAAACGACGGAAATGGAAACAACGTCGGGAGGAGATGCTTCCCATCCGATTGCTGGGGAATCCTCTGAGGAAGGGACAAGCGTTGCGGTTAAACGAACGGTCTCTCCAGGAGCCACAAAAACGGAGTCCTTATCAAGTCTAAGGGCACTCGCACTTTCCACCATATATCCTTCCATCGTACCTTTAAAACATCCGTTAAAGGTATACTTGGCATCCGTAACGAGAACGTTCGATGCATATCCAAACTGATGGTTTGCTCTAACAAAAGACAACGCATCAATATGAGGGCTTGCACGAAATTCCAGGTTTACCTTTCTTCTGTTAGAAAGAAGTGCGTATGTTTCGGTCAACGCATTTTTTGCGCTAGAAGATACAGATTTCGATACAAGCGGATTATTGATGCTTTGGGTCGCTCCGTTCCCACTAGCTCCGGCTGGATAAAAAACGGATTCGCCGCCAACCTTACACGATACGTTTTTTATTTTTGTCGAAAACGTTATTTCTGGGTATTTAAAGCTATTCAAGAGCGATATTTCCTCAATACCAGACCTCGTGACTGGAACAAGAGGAACACGTTCAATGTGAATGACCCCATCTCTGGATTGGTAAAGAGCCATCCCGGCTGCGTTTGCAGCAAGCTGAAGAACGTCTGCGTTTTTATAAGAGGAAGCATCGGAGGAAATGTCGGAAGAATAGTTCTTTAATTCTTCCGAAATTTCGTAAGATATCCCGGAAACATCCAGAAGTTCCAATGCATCAAAGCACATCTGGTAAAGCGTTCCGCTTGTGTGCCCGGTATAAATAGAATCCTGGAGGAATGACAGAGCATCCCTGGCGTCAAACGATGCTGTTATGCCATTTGCTGGGATTGTCCATCCGGAAAGAAAGAACTTCCCTCCATCAATCCATTCGATTGAATTTCCCATGTCCATGCCATACTGAACAAAAACCTCTTGACGTTCGTAGAGATATTGGTAAAGACCTCCCGGGTTTACCGGGTTCCAACGCTGCTTGGAATTATCGACGGAAAACGAAACGGAATCCTTGGAAAGCTGACCGGAAACCGGGTCGCGTTTCGATTCGTGCGTATAGGAGAGCAAGTCTGCTTTGTTAAATTGAATACGTTGGCCAAATTCAACTTGTTCTACTCTAGCTCTACGGCCTTGGATGCACCATTCCAAAATTTCAAGGGTAATTGAATCATACCCAGAAATCTCAAAATCTACAGAGGATTCAACCGACTGGTTATCGTCAATTTGTTTTGACGCAACGAGCTCCTTTCCGCTATAAGCCGCCAACCTAAAAGATTTTGCAAATTCATTTAAAGCAGACGACCATATGATTGTAACCCCTGGAATTTTTTCAGAGTGAAGTTTGCTAAAAGAGAAAGTGATAATCGGATGGTTTGTGTCAGAAACACAATTCATACTTAAATACCCAGCGTTCTCGTATGGCTCTGAACCTGGGATCAAAAGTTTGCTCCCGTCAAGGACCCACAAATTAGGTTCTCCGGTGGCATAATTGGCCAAAGAAGCAGAATCCAGGTCTGTGACAGACAACGTATTGCTGAATAAAGCCTGGTTGGAAGAGCTGGCAATGGCGTCTGCTTGGGCCTTATCGTCAGAGACGTGGTAAGTGATGCGAACAAACATCTCCGGAACAAGTGTCTTGTCGTATTGTTCAAGCCACTTGTCGGAAGGCAGAAAGCCCATAAATAATCACCTCTCTTAAACTTCAACCAGGCTAAGGGATGTCCCGACCCATCCCATAACGTTTCCGTTGGACGAGGAACGCCTCCACATTCCGGCGGTTCTATCGGAAACATACATTTGCCTTGTCGTGTAGCTTGCAGTTGCTTGGTTATAAAACCGAACAGTGCAGTAAAAGTTTGTGGTGAACGGCCCGATGACGTCCGCCCACTGTCTTGCGGTAAGATAATTCCATTTTAGGGAAATCTTCGCAACATCGTGCCGCACCACAGACCCAACGACTTTGCCTTGTACGTTTCGTCCAGAATCGACTATAGTGCTTGTTGTAGCGTCGTAGGAGGAAGGCTCAGGCAGCTCTCTGCCATTTACTGTGACGAGAGATTGCATAAAACGTAAACCTCCTTAGTAGCTGTAAACTTCGTTTCCCATAATCTGGAACCCACGCTCAGACTGCCGTTTCTCAACGGACGCAGTGATTTGCTTACCATCAAGGTAAATCTTGAGCTCTTTCCCTCCGGTAAGCTCGTCTCCGTACCGCTGGAAGATGTCAAGGAATGCGTTATAGCACCCATCATGGACGGCACTGCGGAGTTCTGCGGAGCTTGCTCCGCTAGCGGAAGAACTTGGATAATAGCTCCCAACAGATGTGGTAGAGCCGTTAGCAGAATCGTAATCGCTCGTACCAGGGTAGCTCGAGTAGTTGTCATTCACAGACGGGCGTGAACTTGTTCCGTACTTCCCAACAAGCGTTCCGACAATTCCTGCAATTGCGGCTGCAATTGCGACGCCGCCAGCGATCATGATGACACCAGTTGGGATGCCAAGAGATGTCAAGACGCTGCCGATCGTCTGCAAGATGCCCATAAATGCAGCTCCAATTTGACCGATAAGCCCGGCAATGCCAGCGATGATAGACGGGAACTGACTTAAAACGCCAGAAGAAAGGCCAATACTGATCGCCTTGCCGGATGCCGAGATTGGTCCGATCAGAGAAGAAAACGAGGACGAAATTTTACTTCCGAGACCGACGACCTTCGTGGAGATTTCGCCAAACTTGGATGTAATTCCATCCAAAATGTTCTTTCCGACAAGTTTTGCGGAAGAAAATACTTTGGAACCAACGGTTTTAAGAGCACTAGTGAGATTGGAAACCAAGTCGGAAGCGTAAGACTTGACCTGTTTTCGGTTTTCCTCCCCCATTGCCTTCCAGATGATGGCTGCTGTGTTTTCGGCGACGGTTTGGATATCACCTTTCTTGACCGCATCGATTATGCCCTTAATCGTGCCAATGAAGTCGCTCTTGAGACCGTTGTCGATTTCATTCCACTTTGCGTCAAACGTATTGACCATGTTATCAACAAAGCCATTTGCAACGTCTGCGCCATAATCAATCATCTCGTTGCCCTTCTGCTGAGCAACGTTTGCCAGTTTGGTCATAGCTTGTTCAACGTAAGGAAGCGCTGCAGTGATACCGTTTGCAAGGCCTTGGTCGATGTAGATACCAAACTGTTCAAAAACTTTGGAAGGGGAGTGGATGCCGGTATCTGTCGTGAACTTGTCCAGGATAGCTTTTGCAAGTCCGCCAACAGTTTTCTTTGCATTCTCAATGCCTTTGTTGATACCATCAATCAAGCCCTGAACGATGTTCTTTCCATAGTCTAGAAATTTCTTTGGAAGCGCTTTTAAAGTGTCAACAAGGCTGTTCCAAGCCTTGTCCCAGTTTTCTTTAAATCCAGCCCATTTCTGGTTCCACCACTCACCAACGCCGGAAAACCACTGCTTTAAGCCTGCACTCGCTTGGTCAAGCGCCTGAATTGGATGCTGAACAAACCCGGGAAGGCTTTCCCACGCGGTTTGAAAATTGGTCTTGAAGCCTTCCCACTTTTCATTCCACCATTCGCCGACACCAACGAACCATTGCTTAAATTCGGCGCTCATTTTATCAAGTTGAGAAGTGATTTTATCCCAATTTTGATAGATGGCAATTCCAACGTCGGTCATTGCGCCAACAATCAGGCCAATCAAAACTCCGATACCCGTACCAATTGGGCCTCCAAGAGAGCCGATGATTGCGCCAATGCCTGCGCCAGTCATTGTCGAGCCAAGCGGAATCAAAATTCCGTTTAACGTGTTTAAGCCATTTTTGACAGCATCGTAAACGCCCGTTACAAACATAGGTATGCCGGTCACTACTCCGCCAACTGCTGCTCCAATAATTGCGCCAGCAGTAGAGCCGCCAGCTGCTTTAATGGCCGCTCCAACAGCAGTATTGCCAAAGCCGGTCACGATAAACTGAGCAATTCCTTTGCCAAGAATGGCTGCGCCTGTAGTTCCAATTAAAGCGCCAAGAACAATTTCAGCGAAATTCTTCCCATTTACGCCATTTTCAATTGCATCTTTAATGCCTGTAATCTCAAGGACGATGCCCACTGTAAAAACGCCAAGCCCCAAAACAATGGATTTCAGTGCGTTCATTTTGGAGATAGCGTCCACAATATCCGTAATAAGATTTGTGAGCTTCCAAGCGGCAAAAGCGGTTGCTACAGTCGCTATAAGAGGAAGCATATCTTTGATTTTCTGCTTAATAGCATCAATCTGCTTTGCGAGCTCTTCGTTGTACTGCTTGAACATATCGTAGCCGGACAGGTCTACATCGCCCAAGATGTTGCCAGCAGATGCACCGCCGCCAGAGCCAGAGCTTCCCTGTGTGGGGTCAATGATGTTCAATTCATCAAAGCCCATCGTGTAGTCCTTGAGGGCTTTGGCGGCTTTTTTTGTCGAATCTGCCGTGTCATCCATTGCGTCACCGATACCGCCAACGCTGTCAGCGCTCTTAGTGAAATCGGTGAACACAACCTTCACGCCCATCAGCTTTGCCACCCACTGGACAAATTCTCGGATAAGTTGTACGGCGGCAATCAGCGGGGGAAGAATGGATTTCATAGCAGGGTAGAGCAGAGAGCCAACAGACTTCGCCAGCATATCCAACTGCGCTTTCAGAATCTTAATCTGGTTTGCAGGGCTTTGGATGGTCTGTGCAAGGTTGCCCTGCACATTGGCAGTCTGCTTCATAATGGCAATGTAACGCAGAACCGCCTTATCTGCCTGAGACAGACTAGATACCTGTTTGTTAAAGCCCAAAGCAAGAAGTTCCTGCTGTAACCGTGCTTGAGACAGGTCAACGCCCAAACGGCGAATAGGTTCAATCTCGCCAGAGATAGCAGAGGACATTGCAGTAAAGGTTTCGGCAACATCCTTGTTCCAATAAGAACCTTCATCATAGGCAAGCTGGGTCAGGTTCTTAGACAGAATGTATGCTTTGTCGCTGGCCAAACCGAACGAAGTACCCAAACTCTGGATGGTAGCCATGTAGGTCATCGCTTTGGTCGGGTCAACGCCAAGCAATCCCTGCATCTTGCTAATGAGTGTATCGGCTTCACCGCTCAAATTGCCCATAGCATTATGAAACAGGTCTGTCGCTTCGTAAAAGTCATTGAACTTCGCAACGGCGTTGCCAAGATACTCAGCAATAGCTTTCAACGAAACCAGCTTTGCCATGTTTCGCATAAAGCCGTTCATCTGATTGAACAGGCTGAGATAGCTCTTGCGCTGCTTTTCGTTGGCAGCGGTCACACGGTTCGCCTGTGTCACAACCTTGCTCAACTGCGGGGGGAGCTTTGCAAAGGCGTTGCCTACTTTGTCAAGCTGAGATGCAAGGGGAGTAAGGGCAGTAGAAATCTTCTGACAAGAGCTTGCAAAAGAATCAAGGTCTGTCGCTTTCAGTTTGTCGGTCAGGTCAGGAACCTTTCCAATCGCATTAAAAGCACTGCCAAGAGCTTTAAGGTTCGATGCGTCCAGAATGGACAACGGAGCCAAAGCATTAGTGAGCTGAGTAATGCTTCCAGACATGGAGTAAAAGTCCACGCCGTTCAAGCCAGACACAGCCGCTGGAATCTTCTTGATTGCGTTCACGACCGTGTTGATGCTCTTTGCGCTTGCGGTCGTATTGGCGTTGGAAATCCCGTTCAAGAAGTTATTGATTTTATCCAGCCCGGACATTCCAGCAGACGCCTGTTTCAGCGCAGAAATGGAAGCGGACAGCTTATCAAGGCTGTTCACAACCTTTGTCACGTTGCCCTTTGTCCGCAAATTAGAAATGGCGGTAGCGAGCTTGTCGATATTAAGCTCTGCGCCCTGAGATTCCGCAGAGATTTCTACGGATAAGCTTGTAATATCAACATCAGCCATCACTACCACCATCCTTTTGCTCCATCATGGAGAACATCATACGTTTGATTCGCTCCTGTGCTTCCGCAGCACGTTGGTATTCATACTCGTCTTTCTCCTTTTGAGAAAGGGGAATCGGTCTATCCATGTACTTGATGGGGCTAGACCCTTTCTTTCGGAACATATTGCCAACCGTAGAGGAAAGCGCGGATGCCATGTAAAAACCGTTTCTCCATGCTTCTGCATTGGCTCTGCGTTCTCGCAGCTCCTCTGCGTCACGGTATACTTTAGCCAGCCAGACATCACCGTTCCAGAACTGCTCGTAGGTCATACCGATGGAGATGTAATAGGCTTCTACATCGTGGAACAGTTTGGAGAAGGAAAACGGTTCTCCCTCTACGTCTGATTCCTGAGATTGTGCGGTTACACAATCTCCCACGTTGCGTTTTTTGCAGTCTTGTCCTCAGTGTCAGTTGCCAGCAGGGACTTGGAAGCGTCCATGAACATCTCAAGCAGAATGCCCATCAGGTCTTCCTTCTCCTCGATATGCTGAAACATCTCGTCAACGACCTTGCGCTTGATTCCCTTGTTCCGTGCGATGAAAGCGCCGTAGAACAGAGCACGAGAGTTGGACAGCAGGTTGGTCATCTGGGTGTACTGGCCAATCTGAAAGCCTGCACGTTCGGTAGCTTCCACGCTGTCACGGGTGAAAGTCAGCTCATAAGTGTTCTTGCCATCGGGGGAATGAAAGTTGATAACCTTAGCAGCCATAATAAATGCTCTCCTTTATAAATAGGGGCAGAACCAAATCCGATGTTCAGTTCTGCCCGGTTTGATTGATTTGATTAAGATGTATTAGCTAACGGCAAGGGAAACCGTTTCAGCCCATTTGGGTTTGCTCAGGAAAATAATGTTGATGGGGAACTCCAACGGTTCATCAACGCCTGCGCCGGACATACCGCACTGGTGCATACCATCCCAAGTAAACCCAGAACCATCAGAGAACTTCAGAGCATAATGATGCGTTGCATTGAGTTCGCCGTCCGAATCCTTGTAGCCACGCTCGGTAACGGCGGCGTAATCCGTCTTGTTGTAGAATGCGTTAAAGGGTTTAAGATCAGACTGGTTGATGCCAAAAATCTGCTTCTGCATGGGGTCAGAAAGAGTAGTGACATCCAAAAGGTTCGGGTCAGAAACCAAGTCAGGGAAATCCTTGATGTCGCACAGCTTGGTCATAGTGCCGGAAGTTCCTTCATAAAGAGTAATTCCGTAGCTGGAAATTCCAGTTGCCATAGAATGTTTACCTCCTTAGTTTCGGTAAATCATTCCGTCCTCTCCGATTGTTGCCCCATAGCTGCAATCAATCCGATAGACGGAATTGTTGTACAGCCCATTCAACGGGGCAAACGATTTTCGATAGAAATTGAGCGGTTCCAATACAGAATCCACGATGCTCACAATAGAGCGGGCTTCTGCAATGCGTCCGCTTGTTTTGTTGGAATAGACACGCACACGCAGGGAAACGGCAGCATACTTGCTTCGGTTTGCAGAATCCCGATGAACTGGGATGTTGCTGTTTTCCTCTATCTGCACACACGGAAACTTCTTAACGTTGCTGTCGTTGATTTCACCAGTAACAAAGATGCCGGGGACTTGTTTCCGAAGTTCGGTCGCAACGGCTGTGAAGATGGGATTGAAATAATCAATCAACTATTCCAGACCTCCCTCCACGTTGCTTCGACTTGAGAAGCCATTTCCTCAACAGCTCCCCACATAGCCATAGCCGGTTCGTTACCGTCCGTGTAGTTAAGCTGTCCCTTGCCGTCCACCGTTTTTACGGGTGTACCAGCATTGCCAGCTTCTCCGTAGTAGTACCATCTGCGGTTTGCTCCTTGCCCTTTGCCGTAGGAGCCATGCGCACCGACACCGGGCGGAAGTTGTCCGCCATATCCGTTATGATGTGCGCCTGTACCGAACTCAATAAAAGCAACTGCTTTTCCTTCGGCAATGATGGTGCAGGTGTTTCCGTTTTGCTCAACACGACAAGAAACATCGTTGCTGCCAGCATATTCGGCATTAGCAAAACGAACTTTCGCAACATCAAGTCCCTTGTCAGCCAACGCCCTCGCAAGCTCCTGCGCTTTTTGGTTCAGGGTGGTCTTGTACTCCTGTATCTGACGTTCCGCATCACGAAGTCCAGCATCGCTCAACCTCACTTTAATTTTCACTTGCGGCCACCTCCTTCAGCGCATACAACGTGTCCGTGATATGCTCTGCGACTTTGACCACGATGTAGTTGAAAGGATTTGAAACGTCCGTCTGAAACCAGACGTGCGTACCTTCATAAAGCGGTGTGTTGTGCTTTTTGCTGGACGAACTGACAACGTAGCTATAATCCGTGAACGCGCCGAAAGGGCTTGCTTCTGCAGAACCAGTAGGCGGGCTGACGTTCAACATCAGCTTTGCGGGGTCACTCCACGTTTGCGATGTCTCGCCGGTTTCGTTTCCCCATTCGTCCACAACAGGTTCTTTCTCGCCGATGGGGTTTGAATACCACAGCGGGCGCTTGTCCAGCGGGCTTCCATTGAACATCAGCCGATAACACCTACTCTCGGAACCACTTCGTTAAGCAAGGACTGCGCCACATCGGAGCTTTCCCAAACACGAGTAATGCCATTGTTGGTGTAGCTCGTCTGTCCGTTTGCGCCGATATGGTTGTACAGTTCCGCTGCAATGCGTATCTGCAACGACTGATACTGCAAAGGCAGCTCGTCCGGTCTGTTGCCGAAGGGGTAGCCCTGTGCAAATATCTTGTCTTTGGCGAAATCAAGCAGCAGGTCGAAGAGTGGGTAGTCCTCGTCCGTGATTTCACGGTCAAGTGCTGGGGCAATGTACTGCCCCAGCTTGACTGCCGCTTCAGAATACTGGTCTCCCATGCTGCTTTCCTCCGTTCGCCTTAGTAAGCCTTGATGCAGTACACAGCGTCCATGCGCTCAAAGGACGGCAGGACGATTTCAGAAGCGTAGACGTTGGCATTGACCGGATGAACGGTCAGCTCGGTGGTGATGGCAACGCCGGTGTTCACGATGGACACGGATGCGCCAGACTGACCGGACAGCAGGTCGGCTTCCTCGGGAGTAGTGCCGTACCAAGTGCTGCCCAGAGCGCCAGAAGGAGCAACCACCACCATGCCATCAGGCAGGTACTTTTCGCTTGCGCTGTACTGGTCTGCCTTGAACATCTTGTCGTACAGATGGATGGTCAGACCGGTTGCAGACTCGATAATCTGCCGTGCTTCGGCATCCAGCAGAACGGCGTTTGCCTTTGCGGTGACGGTCATAAACCGATTCTTTACCTCGTCCGCAGCGATCATGTTGCGGAAGGTTGCGGTATTCATGTACACCTCAGTCACAACCTCGCCAACGCTTGCCAGAACAGCGTCCTTTGCAGCGTTCAGGTCAGCAATGGGGGTGGCAGTTGCAGCAGACCATTTGGACTTGGCAACACCACTGATGTCCTTGAAGTTGGTAGCCTTCCAACCGCCGTCCGGGTCGTAGTTGTAGGTATAGTCCACACCGTTTGCCTTGATGGTGATGCCAGGAACGCCATTGGCGGGAGCCAGCAGCTGCCAGATCATGCGCTCAGGCACGATACGTGCGCCGGTGATAAGCTGTGCGGTGTCATCGTACAGGCGGTTCATCACGTCACGAGCATAGGGGTCGTTGCTGCCCAGAACGCGCAGGATTTCCTGACGGTCTTTCTCGCCCAGATGGTAGCCCTCACGGAAGAACGGCATCTCGGTTTCATCGAACTTGAAGCCCTCACGGGTGCGGAACGTAGCCTTTGCGTCAAATGCGCTGGGCATCAGGGAAACACCAACGCCCTTATGACCACGCAGCCACTTCAGGTCGAGACCGGCCTTCTTCTTTGCGGGGAACAGTGCGTCAGATGCAAAGGGCATCGCGTTGGTGGGGTCATTCGTCCAATAGGCGGCAATCGCAGCCGGGGCAAAGACTTCCTTAAGATTCAGTGCCATGTTGTTTTACCTCCTATTAAGCATTCACGCTGATGTTGTCACGGCAGAAGATGCCGGGAATGGCAGTCTTAAGCGCTGCGATCGCATCAGTATCATAGGTAAAGCCAGAGCTTGCAGCAGCCTTCTTGGTGTCGATAACGCCACGAATCAGCAGGGAAGCATTGGGGTTTTCTGCCGGGTCAACGTCATACAGCAGAATGCCATCTGCGGTGGCGGAAGTTGCCTTCTTGCCCGCTTTGGTCATGGGATAGCCAGCCTTAACCGCAGCAGTTTCGGTCACGGTAAAGGGAATGGCAGTGTAGTCATTGGAAGCAAGGATGGTATCGTTGATTCCGTTGACCGTGTTTCGGGTAAACTTCATGTTTTCCTCCTTGTTAATGGAAAGCACTCATTGCGTCACTCGATGCCTTAGAAGTATTTGCGTTCTGCTGCGCAAGGCTCTTAGCAAACGCCACGCCATCACTGTCAGAGCCGCCCTTGCTATCCGCACCCGGAGGTGTGGGCATATCCTTCAGCAGAGAAGCCTTGTATGCGGTGTCGTGGGCGGTCATAAACTCCGACTGGAACTTAAACACCTTGTCCATGTCACCGTCAGCCAGTGCAGACGCAGCCTTGTTGGCGAGTTCAGCGTCATAACCCTGTGAAACGAACTTCTCACGGTAAGATGCAAGGGTCTTTTCCTTAAGGAGGTTCTCCTTATCGGCAGTCAAGGCTTCAATCTGCTTCTGCATCTCTGCCAGCTTGTCAGCCTGTTCCTGCGCAGCATTCTCGTCATCGGTGCGCTTTGCCTTGAGTTGCTTCTTATACTCAGCAGCTTCGCCATTGGCTTTCGTCACGGCGTTGCGCAGCTTCTCGACCTCTGCGTTAGGGTCTGCAACCTTTTCCAGCGCAGAAATGATTTCATCGGCGGTCATGCCCTCTTTGTAGGCATCACCAAGCAACACATTGAGTTTCATATCGTTAATTTCCTCCTGCGTTTTTTTACCGTTGCTTCCCTGCAACGCTGCGAAATTTATATCCCGGCTTCCCTGCCGGAATATGCAAAGGGTTATTCGCCCTCTGTTTCTTTATTGGTGCTGTCAGCCTGTTCGTCTAATGTTTTGTTGATGTTAACAACTTGTTCAGGCTGCGGCTTCTGCGGTTTCGGCGCTTTCCCGTCCTCGCCCAGCTTGCCAGCGGCAATCAGGAAGGGCTTGCTCATTTCATAAGCAGCCTGCGGGTCAGGGAACAGACCGGGCGTTGTGAACGCCAACTGCGGGTCAATGGGCTGACCGAGCATCTGCGCAAAAATCTGAACTTTGCTCTGCTGGTTATCGTACTGACGGCGCGGCAGCTTGATGTTGATGTCACTTGCCATCAGCTTAGAACCAGCCGTATCACGCAGGATTTTCAGCATTACAGACAGGCTTTGGCGCTCCGAGAACTTGAACATATTCTCGTACTGCTGCGCCCTTGCTTCTGTGTGATTCCAGCCATTTCGGACGATAACTGCGCCCACGTTGTCAGACGTTGCATTTTCACTACCAGTAGCGCTAGGCATGGCAGTCAGGCTGCGGTACACGTTCAACATGGAATCAAGCAGGGTCTGACTCTGCTGCTGGTCAAGTTCGTTTGCAATCTGCGAGACAGAAGCAGGCAGACCAGCGGTGGACTTCAGACACATTGCGCCCAGTTCCTTGACCTTGTTGAGCGCATTCTCGTCCACAAGGCAGTTGGTAAACACCATGATGGACTGAATGAACTGCGCCACACCGTCCAGACGGTTGCTTTCAAGGTCGTTGATGGCATCCAACACAGGAATAGCCGGTTCAAACAGGCCCATCCGCTCCGGGTTGAGCTTGTATTCGACCATCGGCAACATTCCAAGAGAATGATTGTCCGATTTTGTGACCTTGCCGTTGTCGATTTCAAAGTACTGGTTTGGCGTGTACACGCAAATCAGGTCGTTCAAGTCGTTCTGATAATTGCGCGGGATATGCAGCACGTTGGCGATGGGCTTGTGTCCGATGCCGGAGTTGTAAACCACATACGCCATGTCGGGGTCGGGAACGTCCACTAGCAGGGGCGTTTCGTCCGGGTAGTTTCCGCTGTCCCCCTTGTCAGGAAGAACAATGCGGTACCCCTGTCCGCACTCCAACATCCACTGCCAAAGCCGCCGATCAAGCGAATCTTTGCCCTCATACTGCAAGGCGTTAGACAGACGGGCAATTTCCTCACCGTCACCTGTTGCCGTTTTAGACCGCACATAAGAGCACGGCGTACCGCTCATATATCCTGTGTAGAAGCCAACGCACTCGTTAGCGTGGTTCTCTACAATGCGATTGGTGATTTCGGCGTGGTATTCCTTCGTGCGATGAAGGACAGGCTGGTTACCCAAGTAGTAGTTGTGCAAGAAACGAATCTCATTCTTGTTCAGCAGATGAATAGGCTCTGCTTTGCCCATTACCACTTTCAGTACATTTTCCCGATTGATTTCCGTCTCCGGGCTTTCAATCGGTCTGCGTCCGGTCAGTGGCTCATTCAAAAAACCGCCAACGACCATCTGATACTCAGCCATGTGTTCCTCCTTCCTGGCAAAATAAAAAGCGCAGTAAGACAAACCTGTTAAGGTCTATCTCACTGCGCCAAAACTGCGCTTCAAAAGCTATTTACTTTTCGGGTGGATGGATGATTTTAACCCATCCTTCTTTCGTATCTCCTTCGATAACGCCCTTGCATCTGTCGCACTTGAAATGGTATCGTCCGTCCACTTCGCCAAGATAGCGGTTGCAGCGGACGTTCTTATAGATGGGGTTCTTCCGGATACAAGGGCAACAGATTCTAACTAGCATAAGCGTTCCTTTCGTTGGATTTCTGGAAACAGGCTGTTGAGCACAGACCTGTCAGAAGCTACTGGGAAACTATTCGCACTTCCAGCCGTGCTATTCTTCGCCCGAAGAAAGCCATTGCAGCCTTTACATTCAGTTGTCGGACAAACGTAAACAGGTCAGCTGCAATTTTGGTGCTGCATAATGGATTTGAACCAATGTATGTCCGGTTATGAGCCGGATGCTCTAGCCATACTGAGCTAATGCAACATAAAACCCGGCTTAATTGATTAACCGCTGCTCTTTGCAATGTCATGCCTAACCATTGCATCGAGAGTCGGGAATAGCGATGGAGGTTTGAATAAAAAAGGAGAATATGGTTGTGCTGCGTAACGGAATCGAACCGTTGCTTGCCAGAAGAGGGGGAGTATTCTGGCATTCCCAACCAGAAGGGAACGCAACATATAAACCCGGTGAATGGAAAGAGTGAAAAACATTCACCGGTGAAGGAGGAATATGCTCGTTGACACGCAAGCGAGTAAAAATGACAAAACCTCGCTGCGCCGTGATATTCCTTAAGGGAAGCTGCAAAACTTCCTGCGTACATTATAAGCCTTGTCAAGTAGTGAAATCAAATAAATAGACCCAGCGAACACAATATATTGTGTTTTTAATCAAAATGGCCTCTTGACAGGCTCAATTTTACTGATTCCGTTGTACAATTCATCGGCAAGCTGCGCCAGGCTATCCGGTGCATCATCGTGCGGAACTTTTCCAAGCTGCGTGAACATCGTCACCTGTTCCATGAATGCCTTGTACTCTTTTGACTGGTGCTTCTCGTCAAGGAAGTAGAACCGCTTGATGTCCGGCGCATACTGGATGATCCTGGACAGCTTGCTTTGACCACTTGGCGCACGCTGGCTGCGAACAGAACAGTGATAGCCCTGCTGCCGGAGCTGGCTGTCTACCACGTCACAGTATTCGTCACCGCCGTTGTTGGCTTCGCCGCGTACCACGTTGATTTTGTGCTGGATGATTTTGCCCACGACTTCCGGTCTGGTCACGGTCTTGTCGCCGTTATTGAACACAAGGTCTGGGATGAACACAGCATCTCCGTACACATAAGCAATAGGACAAGCGGTAAAATCACCGCCGCCCCATGCAATGTCCATGACCATGAGCTTGCGATCAGGCTCTCCATCAGGCAGAACGCCGTTGAAATACCGCAGTTCATCGGCAGGGAACAGCAGACCTTCACGCACATAGGGCTTGCCCATGTATTTTGCCCACCATGTTGCGTCATCAATGCTGGATTTCATATCGGCATAGTAGGCATCGTCAAATCCAACACCGTAGTCATAGTTGAAGTTGCTGTGTCCGTTCTCGTCCACAGCGGGAATCACCCGGAATCTATACTTCGGGTTGTCTGCATACTGGTTTTGGATGCGTCCCAGAGGGTCAAGCACGTTCCAGCGTGTGCCGACCATAAGCTCCAATGCGCCCTGCTTTTTACGGTCTTTTAGCTGGTTCAGATAAGCATCGTACTTGTTGTTCAGACGCTCAACGTTCAGACTTTCTTCCAAGTCTTCAATCAAGTCATCGCTGTACAGAACGCCGCCCTCGCCGATTTCAACTGCACCAGTCAGCGTACCGCCAATAGAGCGGCAAGTCAGGGTGGGAAAACGCTTTTTACGGTTCAGGTCAACGCTTTCGTCCTTTGCGCTTTTGTCTACAAGCTGAACATCAGGGAAGATTTTGCCCCAATTATAGGTCACAGAGTCAGTGATGATAGACAACACTTCGCCGTAGAAGCCATTGGTCAGCTTGTCAGAGTGCCCGCTCATAACCGATGCAACGTCAGGACGGTTGCCCATTAGCCATGTGATGAAGAAAATGCACAGCGTACTCTTGCCCACGCGAGCCGGAAGACTGACCCCCAAGAAATCTATCCGCTTATAGAACAAATCCTCTAAGTCATCTGCCAGCACCTTCAGCACTCTGCGTCTAGGCTGATAGAACTTCTTTTCCGGCGCACGATTCCATTCAAGGTAAATGCAATAGCTGTCGAACACATCCTTTGATTCAAACAGGTACGTCCGGCTGATAATGTCATAAACTTTCGCCACGCCCTCGCCTGTTTTCATCTTGCTTATCATGGTTGCACAGACAGAGCGTAGCTCACCAGAGTATTTGTAGGCATCGAACCGCTTGTCTTGCGGCAGGGCATCTCTTAGGTTCACCACCGCCTGAAACCAGTCCTCATAGACCTGTGCTTCGATCGGATTCTGCTTTGCATACGCTTTGATGCTGTTAATGATGGCAATGCACTGCTTTGGCTGCATAAAAAAATAGGCACCCCCTACCTGAAAATGTAAAGAGTGCCTACAACTGCACAAAAATCAAATATTCGGTTTTATTCTAAGTTGCGAACAATGTCACCTCGCGTCTTTCAAACGGTTTGCGTCATAATCCGTAAACATAGCTGCTGCAATCTTCATAGCTTCTTCTATTGTAGGAGCCTTGATGAATGCTCTGCATCCAAACAAAACTCCACTTGAGTTTGTTTTGTTATCTTCTGGAATGACGTAGATTTTTCCGTTTTCGCGTTTGGCAAGCCATGTAGGAGTGTTCCTGTATGCTTCTTCTTTCGCCTTGCGTTCAGCTTCCATTTTTTCACGGACTTCCTTAAAAATAACATCAGCTTTCCGCTCTGCATCTTGCTTAGACCACGCATCGACATAAGCGAATCCGTGACCCATGATAACATTTTTCTCAACGTTATCTAAATGCGATTCACGGCAATCTGCGCCACCATAGGCGTAAACCGTATAAGTGAGTGGTTTTGCCGTCAACTCTTCGTTATCCTCGTATTCTTCAACATTGGCATCGTACATCTCTGCGATTTTCTTCGCACGTCTACGGCTCTCGGTCAGAGTAATGATGTGATAATCCGTGTATTCACCGCTTGTCACTGCGTAAAGTTTTCTAGCCATACTTTCACCTGTTCTGTTCAGCAATCCGATACCATGTCTGGCGGGTTAGATAAATCCGTGTTCCTTTGCGTAGGATTCAAGATGCGGGCATTTGTCCAAAAGCGGATTGTCCTTGACGCATTCTTTGACCGCTTCGTCAATTCCAACTTCAAGAACATACTCTAATATACCAGCGGTTACGTTTTTTATGAACCGATTGCAACCTTCCGATTCTTCCCAATTCATCTGTTTCATAGCAATCCCCTTTTACTCATCGCAAACAGTCGGCTCACGCTTTCCATCTGAACCGAGTTTCGTCAAATAGTTTATGTATCTTTTGAAGATTGTATCGTCTTGACCAAATGAAACATAAACTGCGAGCATAATTTGAATCGCGTTATCTGTATTCTTTGGTTCTACGATAATTTCCTCATTTTCAAATTCGACAGTGCAATTTGCTTGCTCGCAAACATACAAAAACGAGAACAGTTCTGTGCATCCGGGAAAGTCGAACACTGAACGTAGTTTGATTTTTCCACCTGCTACAATTAAATGCCCATAAGGAGAATCTGCTATCAAATTATATTTTTTCATGTTAGTATACCCTTTCTGCTGATTTTATATTGCCACACCTCAACAGAAATGGTATAATACTGATGTACTATCATCCTGTTGAGGGATTGGTGGTTCTTGTTTGTAGCAGCGGCCTGTGGTGGGTCGCTGCTTTTTATTTTTCCTCTTTATTGGCATACTTTCGTGTGGTGACCGCATCAGTGATACCATACTTTTCACGATACTTTTTGACCGTGCGCCAGAACGTAGCAGATTTCAGCCCAAGTTCGTTCATCATAATCTTCGGCGTGGTCTTTCCATTCTGCCAGTCGTTATAAAGCTGCCGAAACTTCTCTTCGTCCACTTCGACAGGCTTTCTGCCTTTATACTTGCCTTCTGCTTTTGCGATTTCGATTCCCTCCTTCTGCCGTGCCAACATCGTTTCGCGTTCCAGTTGTGCTAGAGCTGCAAACACAGTCAGCATAAATTTTCCGTTAGGCGTAGAAGTGTCGATGTTTTCTTTCTGGCTGACGAACTTTACATTCTTTTTTTCAAGTTCTTCAACGATTTCCAGAAGGTCTTTTGTGGAACGAGCCAGACGGCTGAAGCTCTCAATCACAAGAGTATCGCCCTCACGAACAAACGCCAGCATCTCTTTCAACTGCGGGCGATCAGTGTTCTTTCCGCTCATTTTATCGATGAACACCTTTTCAACGCCAAGCTGCTCCATAATGACTTCCTGACGAGCCGTGTTCTGCCCGGTTGTCGAAACTCTTACATACCCAACTTTCATTTTTGCGCCCTCTCTTTCTATCACAGATTATATCGCATTTTGATAGTACTGTCAATAACATTTTTGATAGTTGAAGTTGCGTAAATTGTTTATTTCGACCATTTTATATATAAAAATTCGGACATTCTATTCAATTGACCTAAATGGGACAAAGATTTAAAATATCTTCACAAACAAAAAATCCACCAGCCAAAAGCTGATGGACTGTCTGCAATAGAAAGGAGCAAAAAACATGAACTTTCCCACGACAACCGAAGAATTTCTGAAAACCCTCGCCCACGGCAAAGAACCGACCAGCGAGGACAGGGAGTACGCAGAAGCACTGGGTAAACTGTCCGAACTGAACTACCGGGCAGGGTACGAAGCGGGAGCAGCCAAAAACAACAGTTAAATTTTGTGCAAGTCTACAAACTTTTAGATTTTGTACAGATACCAGTACTACATTAAGCGTTTGCGTAATTGACAAACCACAACATATTGCATATACTGGTTGCACTTACATGAAGGGAGGTGAGTTTATGTACAGTCCTTATCTCGAACGGCACAATCACACGTTCACTGTTGCACTTACCGAACGGCAGTTCCAGTGGCTGAAAGCCTATTGCACCGAACACAAGGTCGCACAGGCAGCAGCCATCCGTGACACATTCTTTGAAGTGCATCCAATCCCGGAGACCAATGAAAACGAAAAATGATACGTCCGCTAAAGTTTGCCGACAGCAGCGAACGTATCATGAACCACTCAGAGAGTATAGACCCTCTTTGGGTTATTATACCAGAGATGGCCTGCTCTCGCAAGATGGAAAGGCTAAATTTCTATGAATAATAATCTCGAAACCATCCGAATCTTCTCTGAAGATGTTATCCCAGTGTACGACACTGACACCGGCGAAAAGGTTGTGCTTGGTCGGGAGCTGCACGAACGGCTCAAAATCAAGACCGCATACAAAGACTGGATTAAGCGCATGATTGACATTGGTTTTGTCGAAGGAACGGACTTTTCAGTTTTGCTCAAAAATGAGCAAAACCCTCTTGGTGGCCGTCCTAGCGCAGACCATGTTCTTAGCCTTGATATGGCAAAGCACATTGCGATGATTCAGCGGACGCCGCAGGGCATGGAGATTCGCCAGAAGCTGATTGACCTTGAGAAGAACGTGGCCGTCAACCAGTTTGCAGGGGCATCCAAAGAACTGCAAGCAATCCTTGTGATTGACCAGCGCACCATGAAGCAGGAGCAACGTATTTCCGCTCTTGAGAATACTATGACCATCGACTACAACCAGCAGCGTGTGTTGAAGCGTGTCGTGAACACGGTGGTCATCAACGCTCTTGGCGGCATGGACAGCCCAGCCTACAAGAGCCGCAGCGTCTCTCAGAAGCTGTTTATGGAATGCAACCGGGACATTCAGGACTGGTTCAATGTGAACAGCAGAAACAACGTGCCGAAGAAGCGGTTTGATGAAGCTGTCGAGTACATCAAGAAGTGGAGACCATGCGCAAACTCCGTTATGTTGATTCAGGTCACAAACGGCCAGACCCAGATGCCCATGTGAAAGGAGAATAACTATGCTTACCGCAGATAAGATTCAGAATATGGGGGAATACCTCAACTACGCTTTCGAGACCATGCTGAAGCTCTGGCGCGCCGTTGACTACGGCGAGTGCGTCCACGAGCCTGTTATCGCTTGTGACGGAAAGGTTGTCGATAGCGGTCAGCTTTCCTTTGAACCGGACGAGAACGGCGAGATCGAGCCTGTTCTGCTCCGGGACAACAAGTGCATCATGAACGATGTGAAGTATTGGATGCCCCTGCCTAATGTTGAGTATCATCCCTATCACTCTGAAATTGTAAAGTAAACAGCCTATAAGAAAAGCCAGTGGTTAGAGAACATCTAGCCGCTGGCTTTTTGTGTTATGCGATTATTCCTCTACGAGGTCTGCGTACTTGACTTCAATTCTGGGCAGTTCATCAGTAGTGCTGGTCAATGCTCTGGTGATTTTTTCAAGCCCGGTAAACTCACCATAGACGGTGATAATATCATCGTCCAGAATCTTCACAGCATCGCCGCCACGCTTATCCAGCATATAATACTCGTCATCAGCATAGAAGCCATATCCGCTGTTGTCCGTGTAAGTTCTCCATGCTTTCTCGCTACCGGAGAAGTTTGCGTCAATAATCTGCGAGACCTTTACTTTGACTACAATCTTAGTTCCTTCATACTTTTCAGGATAACGGCACAGTTCCTTATAGTCCACAGTCTGGCACTCTGCCTTGTAATCGTCCTCGCTAATTTCAGGCACAACAGATGCAACGGAAGAAGCGGAGGATGCGCTTGCCTTGTTAGACGTAGCGTCCTTGTAGCCCTCTTCAAAGCCTTTCTTGCCGCTATCGCTAGAGCCACCAATAGCAGACAAGACAATCAAAACAATGATGGCGATGAACCACCAGCGCTTATAGATGGGCGGCTTATTCTTACCGCCACACTGAGGGCAGACCTTTGCACTTGCGGCAATCTCTGCGCCACAGTGCTTGCACGTTGTCATTTTACTTTTAGCCATTGTAGATTCCTCCCTTTCAAGGCTTGTAAGGCAAGTATAGCACAGAACACAGACCCTTTGTAGGGGTCTTTTTGTTTTTGCGCGGAATTTTTGAGATTGACAATAGGGGTGGGGCGTTTTGCGCAGAAAAGAGGGGGTGGGTAGGAAAGAGAAACGCCTTTTTTGAATTTTTTCTACGCAAGGTGTCGACCACCCCACCCCCGGCTCTCCCTGTATACCCCACCGGTGACCCCTGCCAGCCCCAGCGCACCCGGACAGACTGCACAGCACAGGCAGCAGGGCAGGCCATGCAAGACACGGCGTACAGACACACACGCCCAGACGCTGGACACGCTGCACCGGTCTGCACTCGATACCAGACAGGCCACGCTGGGCAATCGGGACGGCGGCGGGGCTGGAGGGCGGGCAATCCATCTATCATGTGCATTATGATAGCTCTATCACAAGCATGGTATATTGATAGCAATATGAACAAATATCACAAGGATATTTTGTTGTTTCTTGTGATAGCAAATTGCTATCTATCTATTGACATACCATCCTATTGATAGTATAATAAAGGCACAAACAAGAACAAACCACTTTGAACCAAAACAGGAGGACAAAAACCATGAAAATCGATATTACAAAGTACTGGGAACGCCTGTGGGCGGAAGGCCTCTTTGCTGCAATCATCCTTGAAGAGGATTTCAACCTCGACGAAAACGGGGCACCTCGTGCGGACTGCACCAACTGGGAGCAAGATTTCCGCGCAGAGCTCAACGGCTATATTACCGACAACAAGTGCTGCGAGGAGCGTAAAGAGGACTACAGCAAGGCTCTTGCGATTCTTGGCGAGATGGAGCAGGCAGCAGCAGAACAGGACAACGCCCCCGCCGCCCCTGCCGCCCCAGACTACGCCGCACTTGCCGATACCATCCGCGCCGAACTCAACGCCCGCCACGATCGCAGCGTATGGGATAAGGCCGTCACGCTGTACGCACTCGATCTGTTGGACGATGTGCAGGAGGGCGCGGACAACATGGAGCGCTTGCCCCTTGACGGTGCAGAGCTTGAGCGGTGGGCGCTCAACGGTGCAAGCTGCTGGGAGCAGTACAGCAATGGCGGTTGCTCCCTCTGCTATGATGCCGATATTGCCGCCCGCGTTTGCACCCCGTCCGAACTCAAGCGTAAACACGGCGGAGCGTATAAGCCCAATAGCCGGGAAACGTGGCTTGACGTGCAAGCCCGTGCGCTGTACCAAGCTTGCAACCGTATCCGCACCATCTGCCGCGCCAACGGCCTGTATTATAAGGAGGTCTAAAAATGACGTTGTTTGAAGAAAAGGTGAACGAATACCGAGAAAACAAGCGGCTTTTAGAAGAGCTTGAAGCAATGAACGAAAGCATTAAAGCAGATATTATCTGCATGATGCAAGGTGCGCCGGAAATGGCGCAGGGTACGGCAAAAGCCATTTACAAAGATGTGCAGAGTGTCCGGCTAGATAGCAAGCTACTCAAGACGCTGCACCCGGATGTGTATGCAGAGTGTAGCAGCAAGACCACCTACAAGCGTTTTAGTGTGGTATAAGGGGGCGCAAATTATGTTATATTATCGTGTTCCGGCAGGGCTTGACGGGCGGGCGGTTGTGTCCGCTGGCGCATATTGCGGCAAGGTCAAGCGGTATTTAATCGGCGGCGAACTGTACACGGCCAAAGAGTGCGCCCGTTATGGTATCAGCACGGAAGGGCTTGACCTTGTTACAATCTCACAGCGTCGCACCTTTACCAATTTTGGCGTTAGACTGGAGGTGCACGCATGATGCTATCTTGCATCCTGTTCATCTTTTGGTTTTTCTCAGCGCTGTTTAAGGCGTCCAAATAAGAAGCATTCCACCCGGTCAGAAATGGCCGGGCTTTTCTTTTGCCTTGCACCTGCTGAGGGTGCAGGGCTTTTATTTTGCCCGGCGTGGTATTAGACCCACACAAGCGTTCACAGCGGCTTTTCTGATATCAATGCAATTTATACAGCCAAAACATCAAAAGCGTTTACAGGGCTTTACAGTGGCGTTTCCGTTGATTTGACCCATTCCAGCGCACACAATATAACAGCCACACAAACCGCCTATGCACCGCCTGCACCACACTAGAGGGCATACCATCAAGCGCAGCACCTCCACCGATACCAGATACCACCGCCACGCCGGACGCGGTACAGGGCAGGGCAGCCGCCTATTATAATCGCCTATTATAATAAGGTATATATAAGGGTGCGTTCCTGTTATGGATCCATGCCAGACGGTGCAGCATAGCGCAGACCATGCCAGCGGCAGGGGCGCGGAACCCTTGACGGCTGCCGCCGCATCTCTTTTCGGGCTTTCGCCCGATAGCCAATAAGGATCAGCAATAGTCGCAGCGTTTTCTTGCGAACCGTCGTCAAATAGTCGTATATTTTTTGTGTGAAATAGTCGTTTGCCTTTTAGAAAAAGAGAGGTGCGATAGTCGCTAAGTCATCCGACCTCCCCCAAAATCAATAACTGTCAAGACACCTATCAATTTTAATCCCAATCGCATTACCTCAAAATCTTTAATAATCGTACTTATTATAATAGTCGCAGATAATTACTCAATCTTTTTAGCTATTATTCTGCTAAAATAGTCGTATCATCCGATTCGGTTCATTCTTCTACGATTTAATTGCCATTAGTCGTTTGTTAAATACCTCAATACTTTTAACTGTCCAACAATACCGTCCGTCTGGTCAGTCGCTTTCAACTTGTAATCAGCTGCTTATACCGCTATGCAACATTTATACATATTCAACCGACTACAAAATGAAGTCAATTCTCCATGTGAGATAGTCGTAGACTATCCACCAGTCCGAACCTCACGCCAGCTCTCGCCTACGGTTTTCTCTGCTTGCTTTGCAATTTCGCATAACTGTTATTTATTCACTTTTGAACTATCATGGCACACCCGGCTCCGTCAACGCACGCGCTGGCGCATATAACGCCCGCGGACGCGCTAAATACACGGGGAGGGAAAGGGGGAGCACGGAAGATGTTAGGGGGATTATAGGGGGTAATAGGGGTTGTAGGGGAAAGAGGGGGACAAAAGGGGGGAAGAGGAAACAAGGGGGAAAGGGGACAAAAAATTGAAAGCCATTTCCGAAAGTGATTGTCGAAGCGTTTTTTCGTCTCACACATCTTGCTTTCGTCCCAATCAGCCCTGCGATTAGACAAATAGTCACTATCATCTGCCCATCTGGCTGCTATCATCGCCGGAAATGCGTGTAAGAGTCTGTCTGTCGCGTTTTTCTGATTGACCCGATAACTTTCACGTCTGACCCTGAAAAGCCATTCTCCCCGCTTATACATCGGTCTGGTTGCGTGGTCTAGTCTGGAACGCACCATCAGCATCAACGGAAAGCCGCTTACAAGCGTCTGTGGCGCGTTTTTGTGATGAATTCGATAAAGTTATCGTCTAGCATTCAAAACGCCTTAAAACAGGCTTTCTCGTGGAGCTGGCAAAAACAAAAGGCTGCCATTGCTGACAGCCCATGTGCTCAATCCATCCAAGTATACTCTTGAAACCGTTGAATCTGCTTGTTAAACGTGATGGGAAGGTCGCCTATCTCACCTTCCTTGTTCTTGCTTAGCCGGAACAGGTACTTGTCGGGGTTGTCACCGGACAAAAGGATGATTGCATCAGCGTCCTGTTCAATCTGTCCGCTCTCTCGCAAGTCGGAGTTGGTAGGCGTTGCTCCTGACTTGGATGGGTTTCGATTGAGCTGTGCCAGCGCCACCACGACAATGCTTGTGGTCTGTGCCAACTCGTGTAAGGCAATGGATATGGCTGTAATGGCGGCATATCTGTCCTTTGCGCCTGTTTCGTGGATGAGTTGAAGATAGTCTACGAAGACGACCTGAGCCTTTTTACGGAGAGCCTGAGCCTTCATCCACGCCACGTTCTTCCCGGCAGCGGAGCGAATGTAAAGGGGCATTTTCATGTTCTTTGCCTGTCCGTCAATCTCATTCAAGCTGACCGCCTTATTTTTCACCGTGTCAAGAGGGCAGTATATTTGATTAGCCATCAGACGTGCGCCCAACTTGCGTTTGCTGGTTTCTAAGCTGAAATAGTACACGGTGTAGTCCTGCTTTGCCATGCTTGCTGCTATTTGCAAGGACAGGGCTGTTTTGCCCGCAGACGGTCTGCCGCCGATGATGATGAAATCACCCGGTGAGATGTGTAGCGCTTCATCCAGACGCTCTAGGCCTGTCTTGATGTACACAGGCTTCTCGTCCATGTGAAGCACATAGTCGTTCAGCACATCCTCGTATGTCCACGCATCTTCTTCCTCAGCTTTCAGGCTCATTGCTTCGCCCATCTGCTGGTAAATGTCTGATAGATCAGAATAGTCGGTAAGCTCGCTGGTCATCTGAAATGCCAGACCTTGCACACGAGTGAGTGCAGCTTGTTCTCTGATAAGCTGTACCCAACGCTGCATCTGCTCCCTGTCAATTAGCACACACTCTGATTCACAGGTTTGTACACACGCCAAGAGCGTCTGCGCTACGTCTGGATGCTGCGTGTTTATCTCGACTATATCTATCTTACCCCTAGCCGTCCAATAGCCCTGAACAGCCGCAAAAGCGTCTCTCAGCTCAGGTCTGAATAAGTCAAGTTCAAGGTCTGGTATGATTTCATCCACAACGCCCGGCTTGCAGAGCATCAGCGCGCCGATAAATACCGTTTGAACGTCCATTGTCATAGTCTAGGAAACTCCATCTTCGTACTTTGCTCGTACTGGTCATCCTGTTTTAATGCGTAAATGTCCTGCCATCCAGCATAGATGCTCTGGTCAAGGATGGCTTTCCAGTCATGCCGATCAAACTTTTCTAGCTTGTTGCATAGCATCTGTTTTGCCCGATCTGTCATAGGCTTTTTGATTCTTGTACGCATCTGTGCGAACTCTCGCAGGGATTCCAGCAGGGCTTTATCGCCATGAGCAAAGTCTGAAAAGATGTCAGATTTCTTCTTGACCGCACTTTCCGGCAAGGTCTTGACGTTCATTTGACCGTCAGTTGATACAATGGGCTCATTATCATCTGACTTCGAACTCATAGATGAGCTGACTTTCATCTCATTTATGACATGAGGATGAGCTGACTTTCGTGTAGACCATCCTTTTGACGCAATATCGCTTCTTTTTCGTTCTTCATCGAGCAGATGCTTAATCAAAATAAAACAAGATTCTGCTTTTTTTGAGTTCAAAGTTGCGTCTTTTCCTTCAAAAACGTATGCGCAGATTGAATCGTAGAGTTCCAACTTCTCTTTACTTTTCAGTGTGGAGATGGCTTCAAAGTAGTATCGCTGAAATGTAAAGCTGTCTCGTTTTTTGTCCATGCTCAGTCCTCTTTGTAGCGTTTGTTCCATTCTTCGATAGCATTTTTGCGCCCATCACTAACGATTTCGATTTCTCCACTATTGTTCATTCTAAACTCGATTCTATACTCTCTATCGGGATTTGTGGCACCGCATTTGGCGCATCGGATGTTGAATTCATATCCTTTCAGAAGGTTACGTGAAAAATCAGCCTTTATAGAAAACACGGCTTTCCCACCGCAGAACGGGCATCTCTTAAGTTCTGTCATTTTCTAAATCCCTCTCTCGTTCTCGTGATTCGCTTATGTGCCTTGACAGGCCTTTCGCCTTTACCGTACGCTGGGCGAATATGTTTTGCCTTGATGTACCCGCAAGGCGGCTTCGGCCCAAAGTCGAAAAGGCTCAAGTCCATAACGATGATTCCAAACTTCTTGTTTGTCATATTTGTTCCTCCACAGGCGATTCTGGCATATACGCCCAATATTCAATTTTTGAGTGATGCAAACAACACCCGTTATCGTTCATCCAATCAAATTCTGGCATTCCATGCCGAAGGTCTTTTACAAGTCCTCCGCATGACACAGCCCTGTCTATCTTCCTTTTGAAAAAATCAAAATACAGCCCAGACAGTAAAATCCTTCCTGATGAAAAGTAGCCATTTCCATTGTCAAACAGTGGCGGGGATCCTTCTTTTTTAAGAGAATGCCAAACAATTTTGCTCTCCATACCTGCCACCTCATACCATCGGAAACGCCATCCAATGCGTCACCGTCACATCTTTCGGCAGTCTCTCGCCTATCTCATCCCAGAACTGACCATCTGCGTAACAGCCAAGAAAGTACGCTGTCGGCGAGGTTCCTTGCAACATTTTTCCATCTTTATCACGCCACGTTGTCTTAGCCGCAAGCAACAAAGGTGTCGTTCGTTCTTTTGGTGGTTCGCTTGCTGGATGCCAAAGCGTGTTAGCCATTGTTATACCTCGCAGTAGCAAGAACGACTACATATCCAATTAAGAAAATAGCAACGTTTATAACCGCACAAGCAACAACCTTTATAACGATACTATCAATATATTCGTCCAAAATTTCCCAAAGGATATATCGCTCAAACAGATAAATGGGGGATACAAACAATATACCAACCATCGTTGTCAAAACGATACCTAAAGCGACTTCATATATCGGCATTGCCCTTTCTCCCTTCAATCTCCATCCCATACACCGTCAGGCCGCATCTTTGCAAATGCCAGCAAACCATACAAGGCGCGTTTGGCGTTGCCCTCTGTGGCGTTCCAGTAGTCGCTATCGTCTACATCGTCACCTAGTGCGGAGATGGCCTTTTCAAGCATCGGGATGCTCTCTGCGCCTGTTTTGCCGTAGATGGAGCGGATGCCGCCATCCCCAAACACTTCCGGTCGATAATAGAAGTGACTATAATTATAGGTGACGTTGAGCCACAGTTCTTTTGTACCGCCCATAGCGTGCATACCACCAGCGATAAAATGCGTACTATCTGCTTTGAGCGGTTTATGCGTTACTGGGTCGCACAGTGAAATATCATAGCTCATCTTTCTTCTCCCATTCCTTGCATCCACGTTCATCCCACACGAAGTCTGCAACGTGTTCTGACTGGTCGTTCACGCACACGCCCTCCGGCTCTGCGTACCATTTGCAAGAGCCACAGGACGGCTCAGATTTGTTCTTACAGGATTCTGCCGTGCATCGGATGACTTTGCCAGCAGAGAACTGTTTGATGCCCATGCAAGAGCAATGTTCGGTGGTGCAGTAAACGTCCATTATATCTGCCCTCTCTTTCTCCTTCTGTTGGCATTAAATCGCCCGATCACTCGCTTATACTCCTCATAGCACTCCGGGCACAGGTCGCCTGTGTCCCTGCGCCACGCCCAGTCTTTGAAATATTCGTCAGGGTTCATCATCCTGCAGCCCAGAACTGCTCCGCAGCGGTCGCACACTCGCTTGTGGTAGATTCCTCTGTCAGTTTGCATTATTTGTCACCTCATGTTTTATCCACATACAATTTGAGTTCTGGCAATCGGAACAATCACTAGTGCATTTTTTTGCTTCATTCCGATATTTCTCCTTGTAATATTCGTCCCAGAACGCTCTTTTCTTTTCACGGTCTCGCAGATATGTATCAAAGTCTCCACGGCAACGCCTGTATTCCAAAAACTCTTTTCCTCTTCTTCCAAGGGTTCGATATAAATAGTAGATTTTGGAAATCATATCAAACGTGAGTTTCAAAAAGAAGCTTGCAATAAAGAGCATACCGGCACATCCAGCAACGCAGAACGATACATCCTTTGCGGTTTCGTAAATATTAGCAAACATTATTTGTCCTTCCCAACATCCTTAAACAGGATTTCTTTGTAGGCTTTCCAGTCTTTGATTTTGCACGGAATATCCGTACCGGGTACGGTTTTTTTCAGCCCATCCATCTGCCAGACGTTCCATGAGATGATGTCTGCGATGCAGTCAAGAAACATAGGCATACAGCCGATTTCAAGCCGTTTTGCATCAAACCGATACCTAAAATTTTCAACCAGCGTCAGGAATAGGTTGCATCTTGCCAGCAAGAGATTGTCTCCCTGCCACTCATAGCCGTATGTCGATGCGTAGGCGCTAATTGCCCAGCACATCCACATATCGTAGTCATGGAACTGCTCTGCCAGAGCATTCAGCTTCCTATCCAACAGACCAATTCTGTCCGGTACAGCAATCATCTGCCCTGTTGTGGTATCATATCTGCTTGTCAGGAATGGTGCTTCGCCACAGGTTACTTCAAGGCAAGTCTTGTTGATGTACTCCTTCCAGTCCTCGCCCTTCAGGTCGTGTTCAGCAACGTCTGCCATTTTCTTGCAGACCCATGTTGGAGTGAACACCTCTGCTTTCTTGCTGGTTCGCTTCTTTTGGTCTGCAAGTCGTTTCTGCACACGAGGGACAAGCTGAACATTGTCCAGTTGTTCCAGTGTAATTTCATCCGCAAAGTCCACGCCCAGTTCAGGCGGCGGGTCTGTCGCCCAGATGATGTTCTTTCCTGTCGTGTGGTCTTGCAAGAGGACAGGTAGGAACGTGCGTAGGCAAGGGTCTGAGAAGTCAATCAGTTTTCCCATTGGTCAGCCCTCACCATGATTTTGTTTTCCTCTTTCAGCCAGTCCTTGACACAATGAAAGCAATGCTCTCGGTTTTGGCAACGCTCCGGATCTCGATGCTTGATAAGCTCGCAGATGCCCGGTGTCAGGTTTTCCCTGATGTCATCGTCCGTCATAGAGCGAATGAAATCGCCGTTAGTCATGTTCTTCCACCTCTCTGTACTCCACATCAATCCCCTTCGGCAAAGCCGTCTGGTACTTCTGGGCGAGCTGTTCTGCGCTCTGAGCATCACCCAACGGCTGTTCAGGCGGCGCAACGGTAACTTCCACGTTGTCACGCATACCAAAGTAGTTCTTGGCTCGGAAAATCCACTCTGCTGGGTTCTCCTGACCATACATACCGTTGTATGCCCACATGGACTGCATTTGCAGAATCAGCTTTAAGATGTGCTTCTGCTGCAAGCTGTCGTCACGGCGCTTGCCTGTCATAATCTGTCTCAGGCTAGGCCATTCGATGCCCAACACCAGAGCAATCCATTCCACCACAGGGGAGATTCTGGCTTCGATGCAAGCGTCAAAGAAAAAGTCAAGGCGTTGCTGCACTTCAATGGGGTTGTTCATATCCACGCTCGGAAGGTCTCCAAAATACTTTGCCGCAATCATGCCGATGACCTTCTTGTCCTCTTCATCGCCGATTCTCGACTGCAAATCGCCTGTGTTCATCATCTTTGACTTCTCGATAGCCAACTCTTGCTGTTCTTTCACCTTTTTACTCACCTGCGAGCGGATAGATTTCCGCTTGTTAAGCATCTGCTGTTTCTTCTTTTCACGCTCTTTCTCACGCTTCGCAGCGGCTTCTTCTTTTGCCTTTTGCGCCCGCTTCTCACGTTTTTTCTTTTCAGCTTCGGTCAGCGGCGGTCTGCCACGACCACGCTTCTGGGGTGTTGCCATGTGTCAGACCTCCTTCGGTGGCTTTGGGAGCGGCATCCAATGGGTGACATTTTCAAAAGACACACATTCCCTTGCTTCGCACCAATAGCCGCTAGAACAAAAAAATGCAACCCAAATTCCAGCCTTTTTATCGTAAGCGAGAACATAATCGCTCATGTAATCGTCCTTCGGAACATCAGGAAGTCTATCTTCAACACTAATCCATTCGTTCACGTTCTCACCTCTTCATCTTCGTTTCGATTTTATCCAGCTCGGTTGCAATTCGCCAAACGGAACAGCAGTTGTCCAACTGTCGCCACCAAGCGCACTTTTCCTTCTCGCAGATGCACCGGCCAAGCGGATTGCTGGTCATCTTCATTGGGCAGTAAAGTTCGTTGTCCATTAGTTATTCTCCGTTCATTTCATAACATTTGCTTTCGTTATCGTTGAGTCCCAAACACCAAGCTAACTCGGAAGCAATTTTCTGATAAATGCCTTTGGCGTTAAGCTCAGTTTCGGATTTCGCACAGCCGCTATAAAGACCATACAGAAAAGCTAGTCTTTCACGCCCTACCATGTTAATTTCCTGAATCATCATTTCCACCCCATCACAACAGCCGTACAAACGACCAGATACACGTTTACGAACAGCCAGACAAGCATTGCCTGCTGTTTTTCAAACAGGCTGTTCGCCATGTTCATGATTGTTCGTTCGGACTGAACCACTACCGCCAGCAGGACTAGGCAGACCAGCCAGCGTGTTACAAATTCAAACATACTAATCCCTCACTGTTACATCGCAACTTATGGCTCTCATTGTTTCGCCACAAATCGGGCATTTTGGGCTTTCTGGATTCTTTTTCATCACTTCCGTTGCGAATCGAGGGTCTGTAATCTGCGTTTCAGTCCAACACGAATCGCACTTAAACTTTGCACTTGTCACGTACCGTTTCTGCGGTCGCATCCAGAAAGCGTCTTGAATTTCCTTTTGCGTTAAAAACGCAATAGTTTCTTCATGGTTCAATAATGCCATTGTTATCCTCCATCAAATCGTCCATGCTCAACTGACCGCTGACGTTGTCATCTTCCATCCACCAGCGAAAAACGTCTATTCCAGTTTGCCAGTCGCACGGTAAACTTTTTGCTTTTCTGACATCAAGCATTCGTTTGAACGCCGAGATGTACATTTTCTCGTAGACAGGCCAGCGCATAAACTCGCGCTGTCTGCCCCCCCTACCGGCCGCAGGACAGCCGATGCAACCAACACGTTTCTGTCCTTCGCAGTAAAGCGGGTTTATGGGCAAGTGTTCGCTGTGCGTGTAGTCCCACACATCATCGTCAGACCAGTCCACGATCGGATTGACGGTCATCTTGCCCTTGATGCTGCACGTTTCAAAAAGCTGCCTTTTTTCATCATTGTCTCCCATAAGAATGATGCGCTTCTCTTTGTCTTTGTGCATCAGCTCCATCACGCCACGACTATTCTTTCTCCGAGCGGATTCAGCCCACCGCACACCTGTTGCAATGAATCGGTTTTTGCCAGTGTTCTCTTTCAAAACATCACAGCAATACCGCACAAGTCGTGTAGGCGGCATCAGCTTTTGAGGGATCAGTGTCCACATGGACACTGGCTTGTCCTTGTACCGTGGCATGACAATAGAGCATTTGATTCCATGTTCTTCCATCGCTTTAAACTGCTCACGGATGAAATAGACCGTCTCCGGCGCATCTGCGGTGGTGTGGCTGTTGACCACCTCGAAGTCGATTCCAGCACGTTCAGCCAACGCTACAAGCAACTGTGAATCCTTGCCGCCAGAGTATGTGACCATCAGCGGCTTCTTGTACCGATGCTCAGATAGCCGTGCAGCGTCCTGCAAACGTGCAATCGCAAGCTGTTCCTTATCCATTGTTACCTCCATCTAACATCCTCTATGATGTTTGGATTTTCGTGCGATTGAAACTCATATAGACTGCATATGGTTTTCTTTCCGCAAATCGGGCAACTAGGAGTTTTTCCGCTATCCGCTAGAGTAGTTGCAATACGTTCATCGCACACATCGACGCTAGTGGTGCAGAAGTCGCAAGTGAACGTGGCTCTTTTAATGCGACAAAACTTCGGATTTCTTGAAGTAATCTCCGAAATGTCCTCTACCGACAACATTGCCATTAGCTCCACATCTCCCTTATTTCAAACCTTTCTTCTCTGCTCCAGACCAATCAAATTCCGCTTTGCACACAACACAGCACTTTGGTTTGTAATCCATCGGATTTTTCATCATCGGAAATCCGATTCTTGTTTTGCAAATTGGACATCCGAGATACCAATCATTAAAAAATTCATCTCGAATCATTTCAGGTTTAACGCTCATGTGCACATCTCCCTTAACCGTTTCTCGCACTCGCCGGACTTTGCGGTGATGTAATCCGCAAACTCGTCAGGGGTCATGTCCTCTTCTTTGAACTTGCCGACCATCTCCCAGTACCTGTCACCAATGCGGATGATTTTCTGCACCTGTTCATCGGTTAGGTCTGCATCGCACCGAAGGTTCTGAATCAGTGCGCCCCATGTGGCAGCGATGCCATCCAGAGCTATGCGGAATCCGTACAACTGGTTCTGTCGTGCGATTTTGCGGAGGTTGGTCGGCTTGACCTGTTTGCCGCACAAAGGGCAGTTCCCGAATTTATTCATCCGACTGCTCCTTATCTTGAAGGCGATGGAGCCAACGGTAGTATTTTTCACTTGCAATAATTTCAATTCGCTCATGCGCTTTTCTTTCATCCGAAGCACCAAGCGCAACCATGCACACCATAACATCTGCGTATTCCTCTTCAAACGCCTTTCGGCATTCTTCAACGCTCTTCGGTGTCGGGTTCGTTCCATCCAGCGCACGGCGCAGTTTCAACGCTGCCTGTGCCAGTTCGGACGCTTCTTCTGCCAACTGCGCCAAGATTTCGGTCTCGGGCAGAATGTCTGAAATTTTCCTTTGCATATCTCTACCTCTTTCAGTAGTATTCGATTTCAACCATTGAAGTGGATACAAGCTCAAATCGACCGTCTCCCAGAGGTATTTGGAGTAGTTTGTAATCTCTTGCACTAGAGATCGGAATCAGCTCGTTAAAGCTTTCCACCGTAATGGTGTACTTTGGATGCCGTGCGCTACCGTAACCTACTTTTTCAATTTCCGGGGAATAAACTGTAACATGGTAGCAAGGGTGGTCAGCGGTTTCAGTTTTAGTTTCGGCATCAGCAGATGTTGAACCACAGGATGTAAATAACAGTGTGAGTGACAGTGCCAGAATTGTAATCACAAGACAGATAAAACGATGATTGCTCACTTCTGTTCTCCTTTCAGTCGATGTACCGCCATGCAACAATTTTGGCATCGCTCGAAACCCACTCGCCACTACTTTGAAACCAGCGTTTATCGTTATATCTGCGGTACGCAATGTCGAGGTCTCCATTTTCAAGCTTTATTTCGACAGCCACGTTACATTGCGGTTGAGTAGTCATGTTGTTCCATTCGTTCTTGTTTCCGTTGTCTAGTATTTCTTTATTTGGCTCTAACCAGTCATTCAGTTCTTTCATGCAGGACGGACAAAGTTGAACTGGTTCTTCGCCCAGTCCAAAGCGGTTTCGTTCCACCGTACAATCCAAGAACAAAATCGAATTTGCTGTTCCGTAGCACTCGTTTATGCCAGGCACTTTCCGATTAAAAATCTCTCCACATCGGTCGCACTTAAATACCATTGCCATGTTCTTTCTCCAATCTCTTTAACAGCGCATCCACGTCATACCGCCAATGGACACGCATCATTTTTGCTTTGACCTCTATCCCCTCTTGCTCTGCCCATTGCCAAGGGATGCTCTTGCGGCTTTCATTGTATCGGAACGCCAGAACCTTGCTGGCAGGGATTGCAAAGGTGCGGTTGACTGCCCGGTAATTGACTATCACATGAGCGGTCTGACCGCTGTACCCCATTGCTTCCACCATGTCTGTGATGTGCTTTTCCTTGCGGTATTTGCACTTTGCCTTGTCGTACTTGCCGAACACCTTTTCCAGAGGGATAGAGGGCGTTTCAATGGTTTTCAGCTCAAACAGGTGGTTCATTGGGTAACGGTACACAAGGAAGTCGCAGATGTTGTCGATGGAAAAGGACAGGTTTTCGTTGCCGCCGTAGTAGGCGGAAGCACTGTCTTTCAGGCGGTAGCACCACGCATCGTATGGGACGGATGCTTTGAAGTCTGCTTCAAACTGCTTGCCGGTGTTCATGATTCAAAATCCGGAAAGCCAGGAAGATACATCCAATGCGTAACCGTGTCGTCGGCTAATTGGTATGTCCTGTTCCATTCCTTTGTTTTGCTGTCAAGCCATCCGATGTCTCTAAAGCATTCTCCGCTAGGTCTTACAACCAAAATCAAGAGAGGTTCATCGTATTTTGGCCTTTCGTCCTCAACTCTTATCCACGCCTCCGCTCCAAACGCTTCCTCAGGAAAAAATTTCGCCAAATTGCTATCGCACGTCTTTACAGAAACACGACGTACATTCTCAAAAATTTTGTCCGAACCAACAGGAAGCACAACTTCAAGCGTGTTTTCCTCAAGATTGTTTGCTTTACAAATCATCCTCGTTCACCTCTAAACCCATGAAACATGAGTTGCCTCGTCAGCGGGCTTTTCCATTTCCTTCATGATTCGCTTGTGTTCCTTGACCGTCATGTTATTCGGTACAAAGCACTCGTCTATATGTTTGAACGGACGCATACAATGTTTTATAGTATCTTGTGCTTCTTTTCGTGCCTTTTCGGCGCACATTTCGATGTAATCATCTTCAGTCATGTTGTAGTCAGTAATGCAATCAACTACCGAAGAAAACCTGCACAACAGACCATTAGGCTGTCTTGCAATAAAAGCCCCCATTTATCGTTCACCTCTAAATTCACTTCCGAGAAACCGCTTCTTGCCACGTTCCCGGTGTTTATCCTCATAATCGCGGTGGTACACGCTCTGGCTGTGGTTCAGCTCATACACGAATGCCTTACGTTCCTCGAAGTCTTTCTTCTCTGCTTTGTACTTCTCGCAAGTGTCGTGGCAAGCTTGGTGGCGTGATGGGCAGTCTTTGCAACAAGTAATCATTCTCCGCCAAATCTCCTTTTTGTTACAGCTACGCAGAAGCTTTCGATTTCACTTGCCCAGCGTGCAGTACCCTTGCCGTATGCTCTTTGCCATACCAAAGGGAAACCGCCCAGACCATCGAACAGGCTGCCCAGAGTGGGATTTTCTTTCAGGTAAGGGCGCATCTTTTGCACCAACCAAAACCATTGTGGCAAAGCGATTGAGTTGCCCAAAGCCTTATAACGTGGGGTATCCGCTGGCTTGTGTTTTTTGCCTTTGGTGTCCGTCCACTCTCCAATGTCCGTCCATCCGTCCGGGTAGCCTTGCAGACGTTCGCATTCAACAGGGGTCAGGCGGCGAATAATCCAACGGATGGTTTTTTCCGCAACTAACGGCCCGGAACTTGACCCATCGTTCTTACAGGTAAGCGTTGCCGTTTTGTCTCCTGTAACAGCTCCGTTATACACATCGACTGCAACAGAAGTTTTCTCTGCGATCAAAAGCTCGCTGCCATTGCCGATGTTTCCTGCTTTCGCTTTCAAGGTTGAGCATTTGTCGCTTTTCTTGTAGTGACTGAAAGACTGTTCGTTAAAAGTCTTGCGTTCGATAGCAATAGCCGTGTAGTCTGTGATTCTGTTTTCGTGGTCTCCTGTTATGGTCGGACAAGTTCTGCCATCGCCGTTTCCCCTTGCGTCATAGATAACTTTCTCGCTTGTTCGATCACATCCAGAATGGCTTGCCTGAGAATGTCCGGGAGTGGCTTCCCACGCCTTGATGCTCTCGCTAGGATTCCCTGACAGGCTCGTGCGCTCAAATAATATTTTTGCGGCACGTTGCCCTCCAAAATCTGCGACAAGAGCGATACGTTTTCTACGTTGGGGAACTCCCCAATATTGAGCGTCAAGCTGTCGCCAAGCCAAAGACCATCCGTTTCCAGCGATTGCTCCGGCTTTGCTCCATCTGCCCCCCCTACCCGAAGGTCGAGGAATTGAAACGTTTGGCTGTTCCACGCGGGCAAGTTCTTCCAGCACGGCTCTGAAATCTTCTCCTCCGTTGGAACTGAATGCTCCGGGCACGTTTTCCCAAACAGCGAAAGTTGGATACAGTCCATTTGTGCTTGACCTCATTTCTTTTATGATTCGAACCGCTTCTATGAATAGCCCGGAGCGTTCTCCGGCAAGTCCAGCCCTGCGTCCAGCAATGGACAAGTCCTGACATGGGCTACCGAACGTGATGCAATCCACAGGCTCTATCTTGTCGCCGTGAATTTTTGTGATGTCGCCCAAGTGTTTCATCTTTCAAAACGCCCGTCCAGCCAGATAGCGCAGCTCTTATATAAGGTAGGCGGTCAGGACTTCGCCGAAGCGAAAGCCTTGCTCATATCAGCGATAATGTCGTATCGATCTTGATATTTGCTGTACACAGTCGTTCCGGTTCCAAGACCAATCTGCGTCTGGTTGATGGAAGCAGGAACTATATAAATGCTTTCCTTCTCTTCGTTTTTTGCAATCAGAAAATAAACATCGCAAGTAGGGAATCGTTTTTCAAGATTAAACGAATAGCAAAAACTCTTATTTGCTCTGCTCGGCCTTGCCGTTTTCACATCAACCTTAACGCTGCCATTAACATAAAGGTCATAGGCGTATCTAGTTGACATTCGCTCAACCGCAAATCCATGTTCTTCCAGCAGTTTTGTAGCAAGGTCTTCGCCATACTTTCCGAATTGCGTTTCGCTTTCTTTCATTTCGATATTAAGGATTTCAGCTATTTTGTAATAGCCACCCGGAAAACGGCGAATTGCATTTGTCAACTTGTCGTTTCCGTAATACTTGCTCAATTCACTTCTTGATGGCATTCTGGTTAAACCAGTGGCAGACATACAGGCTTTCACATACAGCAAGATTTTATCTTGCGTCCAATGCGTTTTTTCTTCCCGATTCATGCGCATCTCCAATCAGAAGGGCAACGAATCATCATCGTCAATCACAGAGAAGTCATCTGCGTTGCCCTGCGAGTAGTTTTGCGGTGCATCCTGCGCCCGATCAGAAGGCTTGCTGTCAGACTTGCCACCGCAGAAGTCAACCTTGTTCGCCATGATTTCCGTTGCGGTGCGGTTGTTTCCCTGCTTGTCGGTATACTTCCGGGTCTGGATGCTGCCAGTCACCAGAATTAGGCTACCCTTCTGGAACCACTTGGAAACGAACAGTGCCGTATTACCAAATGCGGTGCAGTTGAAGAAGTCGGTTTCCTTCTGACCACCACTCTGACGGTCGCAAGCAATGCTGAACGTGCAAACATCCTTGCCAGACTTCGTGACTTTAGCTTCAGGCGTGTGAACCAGACGACCCTGAATTGCAATAGAGTTAAGCATTGTTTAGCCCTCCTTCGGCTGTTTCTGGGCACAGTCCCAGCACAGGACGCGCCCAAAGCGTTTCTTCGTGCTTCTTGCAGTTTCCAGCGGAGTGACTGTGCGGTTGTTGTACTGAATAGGCTGCAACTGCTTTCCGCAGCAAGCGCATGGGGGGATGGTTTCCGCTTCCGTTTGCTTCTGTGCAGGCTTGTTTACCCTGCTTGCGGTCTGCTTCTGGTACTCGTCCGTGTCAGCGTCCTTCGTATCGTCAATGCAGAACAAACCGTTCAAGGCGTACTTTCTGGCGTAGCTACTAGACGTTCCAGTCACCTGCGCTGCATCCATCTTGGTTTTTTGCTCCGGTTCTCTTGCGTAAGCAGTAACCGTTACGCATCCACCATCCAGAGTTTCCACTTTTGCGGTCGCTTCGATGTAATGCCACCCCTCTAACACTTTAGGTTCATCAGAAAGGGTAAGAAGCAAACCGTGTTCTTTCAAAATTGGTTTGACTGCTTCCAAAATGTCCTCACAAGAGCGATACTTGTAACCGCCAAATGTGTTCATCTGCCCCTTCGGGGCTTTCAGCTCTGACTGAACAGCCATCAGAGCTTCATGGATTTTGCTGTTGTCCATCAGTTGTTCTCCTTCCTCGCTTCTTTTCTCGCTTTACGGCAAGCTGGGCAACGCTTAGGCAATGCCATGTTATGCGATTCAAAGAAAATGCGTTCCGAACGAGAAATCTCGAATACTTTGCCGCAGTCACGGCACGTTTTCTCAATGCTTGTGTTCTTGTCCCAGGAAGCCTTTCTTGCGGCATCTTCGACAGCAAACATTTCCTTGAATCCGTCATAAGGGCTTCTAACAAGCGTATGCTGCGGTGCGTGACCGTTCTTGCGGAGCGTTTCCTCCAAGTTTCTCCTTTTGCAACTTGCGCAAAGAGTTTCCGTGCTGTTCAGGAACACTGAAAAAGGCTTATTGCACTTTTCACAGTTCTTAATTTCTTTCTTGTATTTGCCCATTTTCTTTCCTTTCTTCGGCTTCATTAGGCATCATTGTTCTTACTTCGGCTTAACTTGGCTGTAAAAAATCACCCAGCCATCAGTTCTGCCAACTGTGCGTGGAGGTCTTTCAGCTCTGCTTCCCTGTCCTCAATCTCAGACTGTAAGTTCTTAATCGCTGCCAGCCGGTCAGCTTCTTTGGCTTGCGCCATCTGTTCGTTGGTCATAAAATACACGCCATCATCCGGCTCTGTCACGCCACCAAATCTGTCAAGGTTAATCATCTTTTTGTCTCCCTCTCTTGCGTTCCTCTTTGATTTGCAGTGCGCTGTACCACTGGTCTTTGTCGATTTCGATGGTAGACCACCGGTAGTTACATACAAGGCACTTTTTTCTGCGAACGATGCTGTCGGGGGCAGACCGGCTGTCAACCGTTGTGATGTTGTCGCTACCGCATAACGGGCATTTCATCGTGCATCCCTCCACTCGTTTGTGTTCCACTCGTTGGTGTGGTGAGGAATGCGTTTTACTTTGCGGTTTTCCTGTTCAATACGTTCATTTTCAGAGCTGACACCAATGGCACACAAGACGAGTGCTGCGGCGAGGAAGCTACACGAAAGAAAAACGTATCCAAACATTGCTACTGTGTTTTGGCTTTTCTGGATTGCATCGCCGCATCCTACCGAAAAGATTGCTAACGCGATTCCAAGCGTACAAAGGACATTAGCTTTCAGGCTTTTCACTCTTATTACCTCCAAAACTAAGTATCCATGCCGTAGCCATTGCCACAGATACCGTGATGATTCCACGGGCAGCTGATGTGCCTACCAGAATTCCGATGTGATGCACCATCCAGAAGTTCAGCAGAAATACCGCCAAAACCACTGCCAGTGCTATGCCCCACATCAGGGCAACTTCAATAAACGCTTTCATCTTGTCTCCTTTCATTTTTTGCCATTGCAAATCACGGCTATACCATGCTTTTCCGTTGCTTTTCGATGAATTGCTTTGCCTTTGCTGTCCTGCTCCTAGCTACTCAATGCCTTAGCCTATTGTTTCTATTCTTTGCCATTGCGTCGCACGTCGCCGTTCGATGCCTTTGCTTATCAAAGCTACACCTTGCATCCATAGCCGTTGCATCTCGGTTCTAAGCAGCGCCTTTCCGTTGCCGTTCTGCTCGTGTCGTGTCAAATCCACGCCTTGCCATTGCTAGTCACCTCAAGTCGTTGCTTTGTCTTCGCCGCACAAGTCGCTGATTCGCAATGCCATAGCGGTTAATTAAGGATTTCGTAAGTATATCGCCCCTTGCCACTGTTGCGCCACTGTCCGATACCACGCAGAGCTCCGTAGTCCAGCCATTCACGCACGACCTTCTCGTGAGAATCGTCCAGAAGAACGATTTCAAACTCGCAGGTCGAACCAGCTGGAATCTGCTCGCTGTTGGCAAGGCTTACACGTTCGCCCTGCGCCGTCTGGGCACGCAGCGGACGCTGGCACTCGGTAATCTCGCCGTTCACATGAATGGGAATCATCCGGGGAGACACGAAAATAAGACCATCAATGACTTTTTTGTAGGCCGTCAGCTTGCCGGATTCATTCACGGCTTTCTTCTTTCCGGTTTCGGTCTTGCCGCCGATACGACCCAGCATACCGCAGGAATCCTTGAAGAACCCCTTGATTTGGTAGTCATACAAAATAGGCTCGCCGTTCTCGTTCCGGGGGAAAACCGTCATGCCCTTGTCTGCTACTGCGTCAGCACCCAAAGCTGCAACTTCGTCCTCGATAGTGTTTGCATCAGGGGACTTGCTGGCGATAAACTCTCGCGCAATGTTCTGGTTGCTAGGCCAAGTGCCGAGAACTGCTTCGATGAATGTGATTCTGACTTTGATTTTTTTCATTTTTGCTCACTCTTTCTTTCTCGATGCGTTCCAGCCGGTCTTTCTCCCGGCTGTGCCAGCGGATTTCTTGCTTTCCGTAATACTTACCGTTCATCGGGAGGGTCTACCTTTCCTTGTGCAAGCAAGCCGCTGTAATGCCCATAACTCATTCCAAGTTCTTTCGCCTTGTCATTTACCTGTTTAAGGCTGTACTTCGGCTTTTCTTTCGTTGTATTTCCTTCCTGTCTAGATTCATCGGAAGAAGTTCTGATGTAGTCTTTGTGTTCCCTCCACCAGTCTGCGGTCGTTTTTCGCTTTGCGGCGTTTGCGCATTTCTTATGGTATTTTTGATGCTTGTATAATTTGCGCATCGGCCTTTTGCACCATTCGCACGGAACAACACCATATGGAGCGCGGCGTTCAGTCTGTTTTTCTTTTTGAACCAATATCGCACATTCTTTGCAATACCGTCTTGTCGGTCTAACCACTCCAAGATACAGACCGCATCGCTCACAGTACTTTTCTTCCACGCTGCATCTCCTCTTTCAGTCTTGCTTCCCGATTGTGCCGTTCAAAGCACTGGTTGATGGACTTCTCCATCCAAAGCACTTTGTTGGCATCGTTTCTGGATACGCCAGCAGCCATTGCCAGCTTCATTCTGCGTTTGCGGCTTTGCGCCCTGCGAAAATTCGTCACCAGCACTCACCAGCCTTTTTAATGATGAACGCGGGCACGTTTCTGTCGGTAGCCCGACACAGGCAAACACACTTGGCAACCCAAGTATCAAAAGAAGCAGAAGGGATGCGGCACGTTGCATTTCGCTTAAAGCTTTCATCATCCGGTTTACTAAGCCAAACATAAAGCGCCTTGTAGTCATACGCTTCCGTGACTCTGCACCATTCGATGCTATACTCATCAAAACACAGTCGGTTCATAATACGCATTGCCGTAAGCTTTGCTTCGGAGAGTTCCGCTTCCGTCCACTTGAGCTTGTCCGCTTCGTAAACCTTGACTGCTTCATCAATGGCAAACTTTGCATCATCTGGATGCTCAAGGTCAACCTTTAAGGTGATAATCTGTTTCATGTTCAGCCATCCGCTTTCTTGTTTTTCTCCGTCTTTAAGAAGAAATTAACGAAATAGACCTGACCAATTCCGGTCACCTTCGGGGTCTTATTGATAGAAGTGTGCCCATCGGAATGTGCAATGGACGTTTCCTTGATTTCAAACAAGCGAAGTTCCATAGACTTCTGCGTTGGCATATTGTAGTCCATCTGCTTCTTGTCTTTAATCAGGTATCCGTTCTCACGCATCCACTGGAACAGGCGGTTCTGCCCCATCTGGATGCCGTTCTGCGACAGTAGCTTTGCCATTTCACCAACAAGAATGCTCTGGCTGCTTGCGCTCACTGCGTCAGCAAAAAGAGCTTTCGGCTTCATGGTTTCAATCTGCTTGTCCTTCTCTTCCAGCTCTTCGTGCGCTGCGATCAGCGCAGTTGCAAGGAGCTGTGAGCGGGTAAGCTGCGGCTGTTCAGCCAGCTTCTTTTCCATTTCGTTGAACGCTGCAATGTACTTGAGCTTCCACTCAAGAGCAGCCTTGCCGGTAAACCCCATAGCCAGCAGGGTGAAGCCGTCACGGTTCATCAGGTACATGGGGTACTGCTTGCCCCTGTTCTCAAACGTGGTTTCGTAGAACATGGATTTGGTGGCGGAATTTTCCGCCGCCAAAATCTGCCGGATACTCTCCAAAGTGTCCTTGTGTTCCTTTCCGAAGTTCTCGGCAACCTGACGGCTAGACGCTACCGGTTCGCCACTTTTCGTTGATAGTACGATTTCGCTCATTTTTCCTCTCTTTCTTTTTTGTGTTTTCATGTTCAAATATTTTCGCTGTCACAATTCAGGTTAATTTTCAGGTTTCTGCTTGATTTCCAGAATCTTACAGATGCTCTGGATAATCTTCTCCGGCTTTCGCTCGCCACGAAGAATCTTGTAGAGGTACGAATCATCAAGGAACAATCCAGTATCGCTTCGAACCGCCTGAATCAGCTCCGCTTGCTTCATACCTCGCTGTAACAGCTTCATCTTCACTTCCAGCTCAAAGCCAGAACGGAAGTTTTCTTTCAAAATTCCACCTCCATTTGCTAAAATCTATTGACAAGTACGGAAAACTGTACTAATATAATGGTGTAGAGAGTTCATATTGTACAGTGTTCTGTACTGCCTATGTCTGTATTATAGTACAGAACACTGTACAAGTCAACTATTTTGTACAAAATTCTGTGCATTTGTATACTTGCACAAATATGGGAGTGTTCTTATGTCGGACTTGTACAGCAATATCCATGCACTCTGCGAAAAAGAGGGAATCAAAGACGGAACTCTTTGTGCCAACATCGGTATTCGCCGTAGTTTTCTTTCCGAGCTGAAAGCCGGGAGAACAAAAAGCCTGTCCGCAGAGGTTCTTTCTAAAATTGCAGCCTACTTCAACGTATCGGTAGACTACCTTCTCACTGGCGAACAAAAAGAAAACCCGCACCAGCAGCCGCAAAGTGAAGTTGATGCAGCAGTGGAAAGGATTAGAAAAAAGCTTGAATCTATGCCGACAGCGCAACGTGAAGCGCTGATGAACCTAATCGAGAAGATGTGAGGAAATGGTTCTGACCCGGTAAAATAAAGACCCCTTGTGCCGGGCTGGTGTAGCTCTGCGCAAGGGGTTTTCTGTTATTCCAGGTCTAATGCTTGCTCCGCTGCTGGAATCTTATCAGGATGTTCCAACAGCCATGCGATAAATCTGTCAATCTTAGCTCTTTCTTGTTCGCTCATTGCAGCATATCCTCCCGATCAGTAAATACGATTGTTCATTTGATACGATTATACATCTTTCAGTTGTATAGTCAATACAATTTGAACAACTTCGCAAAAATCAAACGTTTTTTTGCATCCGTTACTTTACATCGGGAAAGCCACGAGCGTTCAAGTCAAAAGGGACAACGCCTATCCATCTTTCCTCCAATCACAGCTCTACGAGCTGTCCGTTAATGCGTTCGATGCTATCTGCCGGGTCGCGCCCATCGTCTAAGGCGGCTACGGCACGATCTAGGACGGCTTTTGCTTCTTCGTAAGCAAACTTATCAGCATCGTTGTTTGCAAGGTTGTAGACCAGCTTTAAGGCGGTCTGGCGGGCATAGGGTATAAGCATGGTGTCGATTTGGTTCATATACTAGCCCTCCCACGGTTTTGGCGTTCTGCTTTCGGTCGGTTCAGATGCGGGCATCCCGTCAATGATAATCATGTTGTTACCTCCTGTTTGATTATTTTTTCGATGTTACAGTTATAACATAGGCTGCTGTTGGTTCTCCATAGCAGCTTTTTCCATTTTTTGGCTTGTCGAATCCGGCAGTTTTGCAGAATTTTGTTGAAAGGGCGTGAATTTATGGATGAATATTTGTTAAGAACTGCAAAGGCATTGGAAATGGCACGGATGCGTTCCGGTCTGAGCCAGCAGAAATTAGCAGCACGAATGGGCGTGAATCGTGGCACGATTGCCAACTGGGAGCAAGGTCTGGCGGCTATTTCCCTACCAATGGCTATGCGCTGGTTCACCTGCTGCGGCGTATCGGCGGCTCGATACATGGACGCTTGCATTTATCCTGGACTGCTGGAGCATCTGGAAGACGACCTTTCCAACATGGAAAAGCGTCAGATTCTCATAGATGCCATGATTGAATGTTCTTCCTACGAGATAGATGCTTTGTTGTACATCCGGTACGGAGATCACGGTTCAGACCACATGGGCGTGCTGACGGAGGTTCTGGCAAACCTCCATACGCCATTGAAGGACAGGGTCTCTGTTTGCCGGATGGTATCGGGCAACTATGAGATAGCACAGGCTACCGGGACAGACCCAGACCCGAATGGAACCGCCCCGAAGATGGAGATTCTTTATCAAGCGCAAGATGCCGGGACAGAAGCAGCCATGAAGTCCAACGATTCCTATACTGTTAATCCCAATAATATAAGCGGTTGATTGTCGAATTATCGCAGTTTTTGAGGAACATTTTGTCCACGTTTATCCACTTTTTGTACACCTATCGGGCAAATCTACCTTGTCATTCCGTCCCCCATAGGCTGTAAATCAACAATATTTGCGCGGAATAAATAACGTAGTAGCGATAATATGTAGCTTGCATTTAATCGGCTCGTCAATCCGTCCCCCATAACACGGTCTCAAAAGTTTTTCATCCACTTTTTGTACACGTTAGAAAAGACTAATCATTGCCGGAAAGACTTTATTCAGCAAATGGAAGGTTGAGTTGTCCACAAGCTGGAATGGAAAAATAAAGAAATTGTTGAAAATTATCGTCATCGCCTATTTAACGATGATATTTAACCTCTTGTTTATTTCTTGTTTAATATATAATATGTAGATGGGGGACGAAATGACAAAGCATGGGGGACGAAATGACAAGTCACGGGGGACAAAATGACGAGGACATGGGGGACAAAAAGACAAGTCATGGGGGACGAAAACCATTGACACGTCCCCCTACTTGTGATATACTGTTTTTAGATTGATAAAGGAGGTGAACGGATGCCAAAAATATCCGACAACAACCTTGTTGAAAAAAGTAAATCCCTTGTGTGGGCAAAGTTCAGGGACTACACAGCAGGCGAGCTTCGGTTGCTAGAGGTTTACTTGTCAAGAATAAATCCGAGAGACCCAAGCAGCAGCCGTGTGGAGTTCACTTTGGCGGAATACAGGGAGCTTCTTGGGCTGAAAAGCCTTGATGCACGAAGGATTGAACCGCAGATCAAGCACTTTTTGGGCAATACGGTGTCGATTCCCATTGACAAAGAAAAGGGGACGTTTGAGAGCTTTGTCCTTTTCACAAGGGCAAAACTGGACTATGTGCCGGAAACAAGGTCTTATGTTGTGGCAATCACTTGCAACCCTGATCTTCGCCCCATCTTTTTTGATATTGCCGAAAGTGGGTACGTTCGGTATCGGCTGCGTTACACGTCACGAATGAAGTCTCAGTACAGCATTCTGCTTTATTCGATTCTTCGGGACTGGATGAACATGGACAGTAAACCGCATGAAATCAGTCTGAAAAAACTGAGAGAACAGCTCGGTGCGATGGAAGCAAGCTACGATGTTTACAAGAACCTCCGCAAACGAGTGCTTGACGTTGCAGTAGACGAAATCAATGCTGTGTCTGACATTTTGGTGACCTACGAACCGGTTCTTGTGGCACGAAAGGCTGTGGCAGTCAAGTTTAAGCCCAAAATTAAAGCGTCTGAGAAGTTGATTGAAGCACAGGCAAGTGAAGTATCTACCGAATCTCAAAAAGCCGCCAGAAAGCCCCGCAGAAGCGGATACGAGGACTTTGACTGGTCTGTGTGTGACGAGCTGGAAATGCAGGACTGCATTGACGCGGCAAAAGTGGTTGAGAAGTGGATGAAGAAAGAGCACCCTGAAATCAAACTGCCGAGACGCAGAGAAGCGGTTTACGATACGGTGAAGGCGGCGTATAAGGACATCCTATCTTTGAACAGAACGCCGTTCCCCGACAGACCTGTTGGCTATCTGATTAGAAGCGTAGACAAAGCGGGTATCGTAGACAAGTATATGCCAGCGTTCTATTCTATTGAAGCGTTACAAGAGCAGCCAGATGCAGCACATTAAGCAAAATAAACATACGATGCAGAAAGGAGAAAGATGAAGAGAGAAGATTTGTATATTGGGCAAAAAATATATATATGCCCAATAATGCTTCCGCAGTTCAATTATAAAAATCCAAGACGTTCAAAAATAAAAAAGATTGGGCGAAAATATGCAACATTCGATGATTATGGAGAGCGCAGATTTGAAATCGAAACTGGAAAAATTGATTGCGGGGATTATTCGTCTACCGAAAAAATCGTTTTGAATGTTTCAGACTATTACGATGAAGTTGACAAAGAAAAACTTCGTTTTGCGATTTTAGACAAAGTAAAAATGAAAAACGATAGTGTTTCTTTGGATGATTTTGAAAAAGCAGCTAGAGCATTAAAATGCGAAGTAGAGTTGTGTCAAAGAGAAGAAGAATGAAAAGAGTGATAAAATGACAAAAATCATAGCGGTTGCCAACCAGAAGGGCGGCACAGGAAAGACCACAACAAGCACCTGTCTGGCTGGTGCGCTGCAGTTGCTTGGAAAGAAAGTGTTGCTGGTGGACTGCGATGCCCAGTGCAACGCAACGGACACATACGGCGCACAGACAGAGGACGTGTGCACTCTGTTCGATGTAATGACCCGGCAAGGTACAGTAGAGGAAGGAATTCAGCACTGCGAAGCCGGTGACATTCTGCCGTCAGACAACGCATTGAAGGACATTGACGAGCAGCTTGTCCGGGACATTGGCAAGAACTTCCGGCTGCGTGAAGCGCTGGAATCCGTGTCTGCACAGTACGATTACATTGTTCTGGACACTCCCCCGCAGCTCGGTCTTGCGCTTGTAAACGCTCTGATCGCCGCTAACAGCATCATCGTTCCCATTACAGCAGACCGCTATGCGCTTGCCGGATTGAGCCAACTTTCGCAGACCATCGGCGATGTTCGCAGATACTTCAACCCGACTTTGAAGATTGAAGGTCTGCTTCTGAACCAGTACAAGAGCCGTGAGAACCTGTCCAAAGAGGTTGTAGAGCAGCTTCCTGTGATTGCAGAAAGCATGGGAACGAGGCTTTTGGGCGTAAAGATTAGACCGTCTATGGGTGTTCGTAAGGCGCAGGCAGAGCGGCACAGCCTGTTTAGCGGCGACACGGCAAAGAGCACCAGCGCAGAGGACTTTAAGGCTTTGGCGCAGATGATTGTAGAGGGGAAAGAAAAATGCGACTGATTGATGCAGAAAATTTAAAAGAAACATACAAAAGCTGGATTTCAGAATATATTCAAAAAGGCAACAATTCTTCTAAAGTAGAAGCAACCAGAAAATGTATCATGATGATAGATTATATAAATTCTTATAACGAAGAAGACGCAAGGCCTTCTGCGGAATGGGTTGTTACGGACGAAGAGAGAGATTGTGCTTGTCGCAGTAGGTGTGGATGGTATATCGACAGACCGAATGCTTCGTTTGCAATTTCAAGATATAAATATTGCCCAAATTGTGGTGCATGGATGGGAGGAATTGTGAGATGAAGTCAACCAGCAAAAAAACATCCGGTTTGTTGGGCGGGTTTGACTTCCAGCCTGTTTTTTCGGAACAGACATTAAGCCGAAGTGAGCCAAAGGAAGAAGAAGTAAGCCAAACAAAGCCGAATAATGCCGAACAAGCACCGATTAAGCCTAGTGGAGCCACAGACAGCCATGCACGGCCGAGTGAAGCAGAATTAAGCAGTATTAAGCCGAAGCGAGCCAAAGACAGCGAAAGACAGCCAAATGATGCCGTATTAGGCGAAGGTAAGCCGAAGAAGCTGAAACAGGCGAAAGAAACGAAGCGGCTGATTGAACAGGGCAATATTCCCGGCGCACTAGCCGAAGCTGGCTTGACAAAGAAAAAAATCCCGATGCCGGAATCGCATCAGGGCGTTGCAAGCGGTGACGGCAAGCGTTCTAAGCGCATTACCATCCTTATGAGCGAGGAAGAACGCAAGTACATCAACCGTGAAGCCAGACGGCACGGAATGACGATTGGACAGTTCGTGTACGCTCTGGCTGCTGCTGCGGCAGACGGGAAGATTGAACTGGAGGATTTCTTGGAGGATTGATGTATGATTGTTTATAGACCTCATCGTGGTTCTTTGGAAGATGCCATGAAAGAAGTAAAAACATTTGACAACTGGTATCAGATGACACATTATATTGCAAATAATTGGAATTTGGCGGTTGGCAAGAAAGTGATAGACCCTGACGATATTGTTATGGACGACAAACCGGTCAATGATGACCGTGTTGGTTGGAAAGACGTTCACATGGTTTTGGCAACTCGTATTTGGAATGACAATTTTATGGAAAAATACGGAAACTCGCAGTGTATCGGGTATTGCACTTACGATGTCTCAAGTGTCAAAAAATACTTAACACCGAAAGAAGTAGGGGGCGAAAACTTTTATTGGGTCAAAATCCAGTACGATGATGACGAAAAATGCAGACACTTTCAAGCTCCGTTCGTCTTGTTTGCAAATGACAAGGATGAAGCAAAGGCTAAAATCGAGCGAGAAGTCCCCGGAAAATTCTCCATCGTTGGCATAGTTGAGCTTGATAAGAGCCTTGTATTCCATCCGCAAGACTTATTTGACATAAAAGCTAGGTCTGTACTTTGGGAATGAGGGTGGAGAAATTATGCGCACATATAAGCCACACAAGCGCAGGAGCAAAGAGGAACAAGCCAAAATAAATGCAGAGGCAACAAAACGTAAAGCAAAACTGGCTGAAAAGTACAATACTGGCACTCAATATTACAAGGGTATTCCTGTTGAGCTGATTGTAAGAGAGGACTACGGTTGCTACAAAGCAAAGCGTTTCAAAATCAATAATAGCAATCAGAATGTGTACAGTTTTAATAAATGGGCAGTACATTACAATTAAAGGAACCGTAAAAATAGCGAAATCGGATGGAAGCACTCCTAAAATAAAATGGGAAAACAGGCGCATAGTCAACGGAGATACTGTTACGATTTATGCTGATATAAACCAAATAAAAAATAATGGCGTAAGAGCCATATCTTAACGAGGGCTTTATGGAAGAGTATAAAGATAGTATTGCGATTATTGAAGAAAACGAAATCGAAAAACGAAAGTCTGAATATGGAAATCGCTTTTGTAAAATAACTAAAGAAATGATAGAAAGTTTAGTAAACGAGAAAATTCTAATGATAAATAACGGAGAATATTGTACTTTTTTAAAATATTTCCAAGATTAAACAAACCCCTGTGCGGTCATTACAACTGCACAGGGGTTTTCTGTTTTACTTATCAGCAATGCAATCCCAGTAGAGATACGCCTTACCATCTACGGCATCTGCGTCCTCAAGAAACGCCTTTGCCATGTCAGCGTAGAAGCCCGGAGTGTCAACAGACTGGCGCTTTGCGACCTGACAATAATCCGAGTACATCATGTTCATGACAGCCCAGAAATCGTTCGGGTCACAGGTGATATTGCGTTGTTTCGCAACGTCCTGCGTCTGTTCCAGTGTCCAGTGACAGCCTTTAGTGCCGTCAGCGTTCACCATGCTGTCGCACCATTCTTCCGCTTCATCGTGGGTGAGGTGCTTGCGTGGCATCTTGATGGAGCGGCTGTCCGCACCGCCATGCTCATACTGTCCAGACCGCTTGTCCCAGTCTCCGCTCTGCGAGAAGCCAATCTGCGGCATCTTGCGCCCATACTCAACGTCAGGGTAGCGGGGGATAGGGTAGGGGTCAATGTAGCGGTTCTCCTCCTGCGGATAGTAAGGATAGCGGTCGTTGCCGCTTTCCAGCTTACGCAGACGGCGTTCCATCTCACGCTCCCTGCGGTCACGTTCTTCCTCAAGGCGGTCACGTTCCGGCTCACGGTTTTTGTCGTGGTCACGGAGCATCATCATGCGGCGAAAATTAGTCTTGCCCATAATCTATACCTCCTCAAGAAATGGACGCAGGCGCACCAGCGTGAGAGCGGCAGAAGCAGCCCAGATATTTGAACGTGCCGGTGCCGGTCGCAGACGTTGCAACGCGGGTAGCGTAGCGGGTGCGGGTGTGGATGCTCTCGGCGGTCGCCTGAGCGCAGTTGCAGTCGGTCAGAGGGTATGCGGTCGTGCCTGCACCGATAGTAATGACCACAGGGGCGTTGATGGTGGTTGTGTCCGGGATGCTCTGGGCAACCACGATGCAATACTTCTCTCCGTTCTGGTATGCGCCAGCAGGGATGTTGATGGTCAGAGTATCGTCGGCAAACGTGACTGCCTGACTGATGACCAAGTGCGGGCAGAGTTTGCAGCTTGTTTTGCAAGCCATAGTATTTTCCTCCTAAAAAATCAGGGGCAGAGGTGTCTTACCCCTGCCCCGATGGTTCACCCGGTGTTATCGGGGAGTGTGTAGGTTAGCAGCAGCCGCAGCAGTTCACGCCAACGTTGGGGTTTGCCACCTGATAAGCGGGAATCGGACGAGGATTGACCCGGTTCAGGATGGTATCGGTCTGCTGGGACATCACAGTGGTCAGAAGCGCATTCTGACGATCCTGAGAAGCGGCGAACTTCAGGCTCTGGTTCTCAGCGGTCAGAGTGGCAATCTTATCCTGCGTGAAGTAGTCCATCATGCTGCGGAAGTTGGCGTTGCAGTTGTCCACAATAGCGCGGGCGTTGTCTGCGATAGCCTGACGGGTGGCGCAGTCCTCCGTTGCGATGGTGTACTTCAGGTCGCCGATGAGCTGCTTGTTCTCGCAGCAGAAAGATGCAAGCTGCGTGGCAAGTGCGGTCTGACCAGCCTGACGTGCGTTGCCCTCCTGCATGATGGCGAGGCTGATGGCGTTGTCGCCGTTGGACACGCTGCGTTCCAGACCGTTCACAAGCTGTGCGTTCTGGTAGCCGAGCTGACAGATCGCCTGATTAGTACCAGCAAAGCCGCCCGCAACGGCAGCGTTGAGGGTGTTCATCTGTGCAAGCTGGTCATAGCCCAGAGAGCAGATACCGCTTTGGATGCCAGCCAGAGAGCGAGAGGTGTCCTGCTGGTAGAAGCCCTCAGACAAAGCCGCACGAGTATCTGCGCCGCCCTGACCGGTTGCACCGGTGCCCACCAGATAGGGGATGTAGCTGTTCATGCCGTTGTCACCACCGTTCCGACCGTAGCCGTTTGTGCCCCAGCCGAAGATGATAGCGAGAATGATAACCGCCCACAGACCCTCGTTTCCGAAGAATCCGCCGTTGTTATTACCGCCGTCCTGCCCAGCCAGATAGCCAGTTGCAAAATCGTCCATAACAAAACTCCTTTCAGTTTTGCGTTATGCTATCCCACCGCCGTGTGCGGTGGGCGAAGCCAAACAAAAGCGGTTTTTGTCAAGTCCGCAAAACTGAGAAGCGTTTCGCTTAGAGGGATGCGTTATTCAGCATTATCTTCATTTGGATTTCGAGCAAGCCAAAAGATGATGGCGAGAAGCATCAGCCCAGATTTGTCATTTCCGTCAAAGATATTTTTTTCGAAGTTTTTTTCAATATTTTCTTCAGGGGAAACAGACTTTGATTCTTCCATACAAACCACCGTTATTTGGGCAGTGTCAGGTTCAGGACGCTTGCGAGCTGGTTCAGGTCAATGCCACGCTCTTTGGCGAGGTTCTGTGCCATTGTCCTGAGCTGTGCTTCGTTTTTGCCCTGAATCAAGTTCAAGCCCTGCATGATGGGGGTATTCTGCCCGCTTAACTGCTGGATAAGCCCCATCGGGTTTTGCCCGGCGCGAGCCAGATTTGCAAGCTGCATGATTGGGCTGTGAGTAATCACATCAAACGGAGAGGACATTGTTATTCTCCTTTCTTTGCTGTGGCAGTAGGCTTAGAAAAGCTCTTCTGCCACTTTTCCAGTTCATCCAGCCGGTGCACGAGGGCATTGTACTGCTCAATAGGCACATACTGCTGTGTCGGTGCAGCGGTCTGCTGTGCCTGTTGTGCTTGCATCTGCCGCCATGCTTCCGGACTGTAGAACTCCTGCACATAGGATTCGCAGGTGTCCGGGTTGAGACGTTTGCAGTAGATCACGCCGCTGCGCAGGTCGGGGCAGTAGGTAGGTCTGCCGTACAGGTCAGACGGTATCGCCAAAAACTCTTCCCTGCTGGAAACAGGTCTGCCCAGCAGCCAACCGCCATCCTGTGCCGACTGCTGAACAGGCTGCTGCCCATTCATCGGCTGCGGACGCTGCGGTTGTGCCTGTTGCATCTGCGTGTTCGGCAGAGGAGTTGCAAGCCCGACCGTGCCCATGCCGCCGTAAGGGTTGACAGGCTGCTGCGGAACGTAGGGCGTTCCGGATGCCGGATAATAGCTCATAATACATCCCTCCTTGTGCATCTAGTGTACCGCATCAGCAAAAAGTGAAAGACAACGAAGGCACAACGAAGGACAAAAAAGAAAAGCGCCCACACGGAAAAATCCGCATGAGCGCTTAACTGTAAGGATACACACGTTGGAGTGCAATGCTAAGATATCACATCATCCAATATATGGCAATGCTTTCGACAAAACTGGTAAGAATAAAACAAAATCCACCAGCCTAAAAGCTGATGGATTATAAGCGAGCGAGTAATCGCCCTGCCACCGAAGCGGCAAAATTGCGTCTCCCGCATGGTACGCACTGTAAGTAGGCGGGTGGGAGACTGTTCAGCGCCGAATCTGGCGACTGCTTTTTTAATTCTCCGTTGAGCACGGAGTTGGCTCTTGGATGCCCCGGCCTAATGCGAATCGTTGAGAGGCCGGTCGGGTTTCCTTGGGTATATTATACCACAAATCGTGTAAAAAGAAAAGCGGCAGACCCGAAAGCCTGCCGCTTTTGGATAACCAGAGCAAAAACTCCGACTAATCCCTAGACAAGATTAGTATATCACGCATTCAGCATTTTATCAATAATTTTTAGCCTATTGCTGATTGATGTCCGACAATACGGCACACGCGCTGCAATATCAACTTGGCATAGCTGGTCAACGTACCGCAACCGGGCGATTTTCCGGTCATACCTCCCAAGCGGCGCACGTTTTATCACAGCTTTTATCTGTTCTGCATTAAGCCCTTGCAACGCTGGCGGAAAGACTATGCGAGCCGCCGCCACAGGCAGCACCGAGCCAGAAGGGCTGCGGCAGCTGTCCGGCGTTGCGCACCATAGCGGTGACGACACCGAGACGGT